TACTACGGGAACAAGTTATGATTCGTTTTACGGTTGGAATTTTAATTACGCTGGGCGCAGTAGGCGCACAAGACTATGCAATGGTCAGTGGAGTTGAACCGCCTAGTGTCTCTGTCTTCTTGCTTTCCGCCGGAATCGGTATCGGACTAATGTTGATGGGTGCTTTGCAAATATCGGATCAATACGATCATGGAGATTGAAGTCATACTGGTGGACATAGGGGTTCACCAGAAACCCAACAAGGAGATGGGGGTACGTACCTTCAAGGACTGGGCGGATGTCGTAGAACATGCACAACATTGGTGCAAAAAGTACGATTATACGACTTGGAGACTGGGTGGCGATATAACGGAAAGTTCTATCCTTATTCCAAAAAAGTCTAAAAAAAGTCCAAAAAAGGGTTGATTTCTTGTTTCAGTTATGAGATAATGTCTTTGTTGGTTGGGGAGATCTGGTCTCTCAACTAGGAACCCTCGGGGTTCACTGCTTGTCCACTGGACATCTGGAGTTGAGAATAGGACACTAAGTCACTGCTTCTCCCCTCTCATTTTCTCACTAAGGATATGTTATGAAAGATTTGATTGCAAAGTTCGAAGCTCGTGGTCTTGAGTTGGATATCGATTTAGAAAATCTCTGTGCCAAATGTTTGCGCCCGTCTAAGCGTGCTCGTCTTGGTTATAAAGTTGAGTTCAACTATCGTTTCGGATCTGAGAAAAACATGATCGCATTCATGGAACATTACATTTCGGATCTTGAACTTATAGAAGAACGCAAGGCAGAACGTAAAGCAAAACGTGGTGCGGAACGTAAGGCTGCTCAAGAGTCTGTCAAAGAGGGTGACATCTATGTCGCTTCTTGGGGTTGGGAACAGACTAACGTTGATGCCTATCAGATTGTTGCGAAGAAAGGTGCGAGTGTTGTCCTTCGTAAGATCGCCCTTCAAAGTATCGAAGGTAGTGAACAGTTCATGAGTGATCGTGTTGTTCCCGTCAAGAACGCCTTCATCGGTGAAGAGTTCAAGAAGCGAATCAACGGTAAGTACATCAACGTTGACAACATTCGTTGCGCCCTTCCCGCCGAAGAAGGTAAAGAGTTCTACCGAAGTTGGTACGCTTAATGGAGTGATCACGTTAAATTGGTAATGATTCCTGTGGGATCACTCTGTATTCCCCCGTGTAAAAACGGGGGTTTTTTTCAATTATAGATACTGTCGAGGTATGAAATTTACTAAATATTATTAAAGGTGAAACATGAACTATAGCATCACAAAAGAAATTTTTGAAATCTTTGATGAATTTAAAGAGCAATCAACCAAAGCAGGTAGAATGGAAGTATTGAACAAATACTCTGAAGTTCCAGCACTCAAAGATGTCTTACGAGGTACATTTGATGATACCTTGCAGTTTACTCTCCCCGAAGGTAAACCACCTTACACTCCTAATAACCCTGAATCTGTTCCTTCTTCCTTACTCAGAAAGAACCGTGACTTTGGTTATTTTGTAAAAGGTGGGCCTGGAGATTCTATGCCACGTTATAAAGTGGAAAAACTATTCATCACTCTGCTGGAGTCTATTCATCCAGTAGATGCTGAAATCGTTTTGTCGATGGTAGCGAAACAATCGCCGGTGAAATATCTAACCAAGAAACTAGTACAGGAGGCATTTCCAAACTTAATCCTAAAATAGTACTATAACAAAGGAGTATTGATGTCAGAAAAACAAATCGAACGATTGAAGAAAGACAGTAGTGAACTGGATTTTTATATCAGACGACTACGAAAAAAAGGAAGGGAAGACCTAGTTTATAAGCTAAGTAAGAAACAGGCATTCCTCAATCAAACCATCGAAGAACAAATGACTCAATAAGGAAGGTGATCCACATCTCGTGGGGATCCTTCGGGATCCCCATCGTTTTGGAAATAAATTATGCCGACATATCAATTCAAAAACAAAGAGACTGGTGAAATCGTAGATCAGTTTTTAAAACTCTCAGAACTAGATCAGTGGAAAGAAGATAACCCGCAATGGGAAACCTATCATGGATCTGCTCCAGAACTTGTCACAGGAACAAAGTCTGCCCTTCGTCAAGCAGGGGACGGTTGGAAAGATCTATTAAATAGGGTTAAAGACGGATCAGGCCGTAATAACACGATCAATACCTAGTATGCAAAAACCTAATGTACTGAAGATCGACCACTTGATTACAGTGGAACCGATGACTACGAGCCAAGAAGTTGTGTTTACTGCATGGGACGAAGGCAATCATCTGGTGATGACTGGTGCCGCTGGTTCGGGTAAAACCTTTTCCGCTTTGTATCTTGCACTAGAAGACACGCTAGATACAAGTGAACCCCAACATCAAATCATTCTGTGTCGCTCCGCAGTACCGACAAGGGAGATAGGTTATCTGCCTGGCACTCTGGACGAAAAGTTAGATGCATACACCGCTCCCTATCGTCAGATATGTTCACATCTGTTTGATGACGATGGAGCGTATGACAAACTGACCAAACAAGGACTGATTAAGTTTGTGTCTACTTCACACCTACGAGGCACAACGTTTGATGATGCAATCATCATCATTGACGAAATGCAGAACTTGACATTTCACGAATTAGACAGTATCATAACTAGAGTAGGTAATAATTGTCGAGTTGTATTTTGTGGAGACTACTACCAAACGGATTTTGTCAAAACAACAGATCGAGCAGGTATGCATAGTTTCATGGAGATCATCGAACACATGAACAGGTTTACCATAGTCGAGTTTACATGGGCGGATATAGTACGCTCAGATTTTGTAAGAGACTATATAATGACAAAGGAAATGCTCATGAAGGAGAAAGTTCAATGAACAGAGAAGCAGTATTCGAACAGTTAAAAATTGACGAAGGCGTTGAGTATGAGATTTACAAAGACCATCTTGGATATCCGACATTTGGAGTTGGACACTTGGTCTTAGAAAGTGATGAAGAACACGGACAAGAAGTAGGAACTCCCGTTTCCGAAGAACGAGTGAAAGAATGTTTTGAAAGAGATCTTAACCTTGCTATTGCAGAGTGTAGTGCTCTGTATGGAGAGGGAACTTTTGCAAAATTGCCCGATGAGGTTCAACAGATTTTGGTTAACATGATGTTCAATATGGGACGTACCCGATTGAGCAAGTTCAAGAATTTCAATGCCGCTATCGCTGAGGGGGATTGGAAAAAGGCCGCCGTTGAAGGACGTGACAGTCTTTGGTATCGTCAAGTCACTAATCGTGCGGAACGACTAATGGAGAGAATGGAGAACGTCTAAGATATCATGGCAAAGTACAGTCGTCACGATAACCGCAATAAAAAGAAAGGTAAACACAAGAATCAAACTAAGTTTGATAGTGGATATAAAATGAAAGGAGAGGATTATAATCGCTCTCGTGATAAAAAGGTTCTGTTAGATTATTCATAATGAAAAATGCGATATTTCAGTATATGGTGGTCAATGATCGAATTGACCAAGAACGTGGAAGAGTGCCCCAAGATCCCATAGAGGGAAGAACCAGAAGTCAACTCTATCTTAAATGCGCTCGTGAGTCTAGTCTGTCCTTTCGGGATTATGCGGATCTGATTGACGCTGATTATTATTACTCAGAAAAACAGGTTTTTACTAAAGGCGATGACAGTCCGGCTGCACTATTGTTTGAGTGTTTACGTGTAATCTATGATCCCATGTTTGATCAGTACGACAAGGTTCTTTTTGCCGACACTGACATTATGGTAAACACCAAAGAGAATATCTTTGATGTGTGTGAAGACGGAGATGTTTTTGGAGTACTTGAATCCGACTATGTGACTCATAGCGGTGGCGGTTATAATTCTTGGGATTATTCTGCAAACACTTTAAATGATTATATCACCAAGTTTAAAATGCACGACATCCCTATTGTACCCACCATGCCACCAAACAGACCATCTAAACTAACAATTCTTAATACGGGTATTGTGGTGTGGTCACGTGAGGCACGCCTACGTTCACGTGAAGTATTCATGGATTGGAAAGAATGGTTAGACGCAGAACCAAAGTTCCACATGTCAGTGGTGAACGATCAACCATTTATATCAGGCCAACTTATGAAACACAACTTTGACCTAGTGACGATTGACCAAACGTGGAACGATTCTCCACACTATGCGACAGAAGAAGAGTTCTTCGAAAAGGCAAAAATGTGTCACTACACTGGCGGCGGTTGGAAGATTGACATGTTAAGACACATAGAAGAAAACAGGTTCATAGGGGGTTGACAATACCCCCTTTTTTCTGTATACTTGTTATGTGAATGAGGAGTTTTAATGCAACAAGATAAAGTAATATTGACTGACTGTGACGGAGTACTGCTGGATTGGATGTACTCTTTTAAACAGTGGATGAATCGTCACGGTTATCTAGAAAAGAATCCTTCCGCTTATGAAGTAAACGTGGTGTTTGGACTAGAACGAAGTGAAGCAAAGAAACTGGTTCGAATGTTCAACGAGTCAGCAACGATTCGAAAGATTCCCCCACTGCGTGACGCAATTAAGTATGTAAAGAAGTTGCACGAAGAACACGGATATGTGTTTCACGCTGTGACAAGTCTTAGTAATGATCAGTACGCTCAACACCTTCGAACCAAAAACCTGATTGAGTTGTTTGGCCCGACTGCCTTTGAAAAGTATGTCTATCTTGACACTGGTGCAGACAAGGACGAAGAACTTTGCAAGTACGCCGGAAGTGGTTGTTATTGGATTGAAGACAAACCAGAAAACGCTCGGGTAGGAAAGTCCCTTGGACTAAACAGTTATCTCATGTCGTGGGATTTCAATCAGGGCGTACAGGATATTCCACGAGTCCAGAACTGGAAAGAACTTTACAATATCATAACTGGATAACTAACGCATATATAATCTCGTGAACAACTTTATGAGGTTAAAATGCGATACGTTGGTTTCAGTGAATATTATCATGACGGCGCACTCTCTATCATCAACGAAGATGGTACAGTAGAGTTTGCCTCTCATGGCGAGCGTTTTTCCAAAAAGAAAAACGATTGCATAATTCCAGAAAGTCTTTGGGAATACACTTCCGATAAAGACCATCTCTCTTTTTACGAAGACTATGAAACCAAACAAAAAATTCGTAAAAACTATCTAGGCCCCAAACACAAAAACTTTGAGTTTGTTTGGCAAAACAAAAAGGCAAAAGAATACGGACAAGATCCAACAGATCAACAAGTGCCTGGAAGTCTTGTTTTCGACACTTTTCATGAACACCACCAATCCCATTGTGCAAGCGCTTTCTATACTAGACCTTGGAAAGACAAAGAGTCTACTGTTATGGTTTCTATTGATGGTGCGGGAGAAGTTCAAACCGCAGTTATCTATGACCACAACTTCAATCTAATCAAAGAATGGCACTACCCAAAATCGGTTGGTTTGATTTATAGTTGTACTACTAGTATTTTAGGATTGAGACCATTAGAAGATGAATATGTGGTAATGGGACTTTCTTCTTATGGCGAAGCCCCTCCAGAAATGGTCACATGGTTATTACACTGGCATCACAACATTTCTGATATTTGCGTTGATCTTCATGGAGACGCCCCTATTGATGGGGGTGATACTGAGTCCCATAAGCGTTTCATGCAAATGTTAAATAAAATGCACGAGTTCAAAAAAACATACGAAGACAAAGATTTTGCGGCAGGGGTTCAAGAGTTTGCCGAAATTGTCATACTTAATATTATGAGAGAAGCACGCAAGTATGGAAACAAACTTTGTTATTCGGGCGGTTGTGCTCAGAATGTTGTTGTTAATTCAAGACTGTGGGAAATCTTTGATGATGTTCATATCGCTGTGTCTCCTACAGATGCGGGATCTTCTTTAGGAACGGCTGCACTTACATGGGCAGAAGAAACTGGTAAGGATCAACTCATCTGGACTCCATATTTGGGTTATAACATCGACAGAGAGGTAAACCCCAAAGAGGTAGTCGATCATCTCTTAGAACACCGTGTGTGCGGTCTGGCGAACGGTAGGGCGGAGTTTGGCCCTCGTGCATTAGGTAATCGATCCCTGATTGCAGACGTGAGGTATGACGTACAGGATACAGTCAACACGATCAAACGTAGACAGAAGTACCGTCCCTTCGCCCCCGCCATTCTAGAAGAGTATGCAGATAAATACTTCGATGGGCCTATGAACGAATACATGCAGTACACTTCTGTCGCACTACACGACTTTAAGTCGGTGACTCATGTGGATGGTACTGCACGTGTACAGGTTGTGAAGAAAGATTGCCAGTCAATATTTCGTAAGGTCATTGAAGAGTATTATGAACGCACTGGTGTTCCCATGTTATTGAACACAAGTCTAAATATACGTGGACGACCTATGGTTAATGATGAACATGATGCTAGACTATGGGAACAGAAGTATAAGGTGAAAGTTTTTTAATGGAATTTGTACGCAAATACAAAATTGAAAATTGGGACAATGCTAAAGAAAAACTATTACTTGGTATTGAAACAATGAAAGAAAATTATGATTGCAAATATTCTACGATGTCTAGATCTGATTACAAAGAAAGAGACATCAAACCCGTTTACTGGGAAACCATGATTGATATCATTGATGTTCACCTAAAAGACTACGTTTTCGGTTGGAAGTGTAGTAGTTATAATATTCAGTCAATGTGGTTTGCAGAATATTCGCATGATGGCGCAGATTTTGACTGGCATACTCATGAGGGATGTAATATGTCTGGTGTGCTTCAAATTGTAATTGATGATAAAAAAACCAGTACTAGTTTATTGGGACAGTCGATTGAACTTGACGAAGGGGATTTGATTCTTTTTCCTTCCATGTTGCCACATAAAGGGCCAAAAGTGACTAAAGGTCAAAAAATTGTTATTGGATTTAATTGGGATATATTTGGAAGTCTATTACACAACCATTAATCTTAGGAGAATAACAAATGGCAGAAGAAAAGAAAACATTATCCATTGACAGTGATGGAACACTTGCGGGGGCAGATGTTAACGGAGATGGTCACATCTCTGAACAAGAACTACAAATGCATTTAGAGTTCAAGCGTAAAGAACTTGAAGATCAAGATGCTATGCGAGATGCACAACGAAATATGACATGGTTTGCGTTATTTGGCATGTTGTTGTATCCATTTGCTGTGATTGGTGCAGATGCGATTGGACTGGACAAGGCTTCAGGCATTCTTGGAGATATGGCTCCGACATACTTTGTATCTGTTGCTGCATTAGTTGCTGCTTTCTTTGGTACTCAGGCATATTCCGGCAAGAAGTGATTCTGCGGAATAGATTATGGAATTAGTGACATGGCGTGGAACGCCTGGTGTTGGTGATTTTATGTGGGCACTTAATTGTGCCCACAATCACTCTTACACTACAGGAAACAAAATAAAACTTAGATTTTACTGGGAACACGGGCCGGACTACCTTCATCACTTCGAAGATCCTGAAACAATAATAGAACGACTAGAGTATGTCCACAACTTTTATCACAAAAAGGATGATGTTGTGGTTGAACATGTCTACAATGACAAAGAATCACGTTATAGTAAGTGGAAATTTTCGGATGACTGTGTTCTTATGAATGACGGCCGATTGCGTGTTGCAGCTATTCGTAGAGAAAATAAAGCAAGGTTTTGGTTTGAGTCTGGCGCATGGTCTGATAAAGACGGAGCACAATGTCTTTATTCCGACTGGATATTTCGTGAAGATGCTTTTAAACCAAGAGATCCACAAAAGGTTGTTATTTGGCGACCTACCTTTAATGCAGAAATACCGAGGACTTGGAAAAGAGAGTTGACAAATGAACAGTGGGATGGTATCATAAACTCGCTGAGTGCAGCCGGATTATATACTGTTGAATTGACCTATCGAACTCCAATATCCGAAGTTATATATCATATATCTACATGTAGACAAGTAGTTTGTTATGATGGTATGTGGCATTATATAGCACGTAATTTTATGAAACCCATGATGGTTATGAGTACAGAAGGGATAACTAAAGAACATACTCCCCATAATCATTTTCCAAAACAAGGATTTAGTGTAGAAGGGTTTAACAAGTTAAATCTTCCTGATAACTTAGGAGAGAGCAGAAAGTCGGCCATTGATTATGAAGAAAGATGTAGACAATTCTATCAAGATTGACAGAGCTGTTATTGAGATACAAGGCGCTTGCAACTTTGACTGCACTATGTGTCCTCAAGACAAAAGGACGGGCGGTAGAGAAAAAGAATTTCTCACCAAGATGTCTTTGCTTGAATTCGAAGACTATGTACGAGACTGTGCACAACACGGACTGCGTGTAGTCAACCTTGACGGTTCGGGTGAAGCAACACTTAACCGAAATCTGCCCGAGTACATCAAGATTGTAAAACGATACAATGCACAGGCAGTAATTTTTTCTAACGGATTTAGAATGCATGGTAAGTTCATGCGTGAGTGTGTTGACGCTGGACTAGACTTCTTTCGTTTCTCTTTCATTGGGCCAACACCCGAACTCTATGACAAGTGGATGCACAACACACGTGGAAGCACATACCATTTGATCAAAAAGAACATTAAAGAAATGGTCGAGTATGTTGAATCAGTTGACTCAAGTTGTGTCATAGAGACGTATCATCTAATTACTGACAACGACAATCTTAATTGGGAACTAGATAAGTACAAGGAATTGGTAAATGAACTTGGTGTAAAAACCGAAATATGGAAAATGCATAATTGGTCTGGTGCGTGGGACATCGGTGATAATGCAAGAAAAGGTGAGGTGAAGACTTGTGGAAGACCTTTCAGTCCTGACGTTGTTATTCGTGCTGGTGGTATTAACGGTGGTAGAGGCGCTGTGGCACCATGTTGTCAAGTCCTCGGCCGAGATGGAGAGGCAGTACTTGGACACTGTTCAAGAAACACCATCGAAGAAATCATCCGAGGGCCAGAATACTCCGCATTAAGAGAAGGTCATCGAACAGGCAATTATCCTTCTTATTGTAAAGACTGTGATTTTCTGCTTGATGATCCAGAGGTATTAGTGTATACTAATCATGATAGAGACCTTCACAAAATGATTGGTACAGAGTTTAACTTGGACGATTATAGACAATGAACAAACCCGAAGTATGGATGATATCTATGAGTGATTGTGAGATTTCACAATACTATAGAAAAATCTGTCAACCAACATGGGAAGAAAAAGGATTCAAGGTTAATCATTTTGAGGCAGTGACTCCAAAAGATCTAAATCAGTTTAAAGACCACTTGAAGTTTGGAAAAAAACGACCAACTCTTAGTGGAAGTAGACCATACGAGATTGATTTTTCTCCCACAGAAAAAGCCGTATGGTATAGTCACTTTATTGCGTGGATGAATTGTATCCATTTAAACCGACCTATAATAGTTGTTGAACACGATGCGTTTTTAGAAAAAAAATTAGAACCCGAAATATTTGATGAAAAGACACAATTCATTTCTTTTGGTCACAAAAAAGATCCTACTATAGATCTTAAACAAGCTATGATTTGTGGTGCTTACTATATAACACCAGATTTAGCTAAAGAAGTTAAAGAATCCCTTGAAGAATATTTAGTGAAAGAAAACATAGTCGCCAACGTAGACGGGTATCTTCATCGATTTATAGACAAAAAAGCAAAATTATCTGGGCACAAATACGATCCATACCATCACAATAAAAGTCCCGTTTATCAATGTATGCAAGACGCCAGCTTTCAATTCATCGATGAAAAAATAGGGACTACAATAAAACACTTAACACGGCAGGAAGAATTATGATATGGTTAAAAAAACTTTTTCTTGAAGAGTATGAGGTTCGTATTTGGTATGACGATCCAAAAAAGGTTACTCTCTATCGAATGAAGACTATCAACAAACTTAATCCCAAAACTTTAGTTGGAAAAGACGTTGATGGGCTTAAAGTTGAACTCAATGTGCAGACTCCGTTTAATTATGAAGTCAAGAAGATATTATGAAACGACTCATTTACCAAGTACAACTTGGCAAAGAATCTAACTCTAAACTCTATAAAGAGTGTATTCAGAGTGTTGATCATTTCTGTCAAAAACACGACATTGAACATTATGTGCAACGTGTTGGTAAACTGAAAATCAAACCTGACGTATTCACTACTAATCGTAGCGAAAACAGTTATATGAAACACGGCGGGTTTCTTCCGATCTACGAGAAAGAGAATGCGTTTGACCTTTTAGATGATTATGATCAGATAGCAATCATCGATGCAGACATCTATATTCGTGAGTGGTCTCCGAACATATTCAATGATATGCATCCTGACAAAGCGTTTGGATGTGTGTTCGAACGTGAGATGCCGATTACTCCAGAGTATCAACAAAAGATTATCAACTACTCTCGTATGCAGTACGGTAACCTTCAGAGCAATGCTACAGACTTTTCTCCAAATTCATTGGGGTTTGAGTTTGCGAACATGGGAATGATTGTTCTTAACTGCAAGAAGTTTAAACCGTATCTACAGGGTCAGACAGCAAAAGAATTCATTAGTCGCCCAGAGTTCAAGGACTTTGTGGATGGACAAGGCGCATGGAAGTGGTCAACTGATCAGACTCTACTGAACTACTTTCTAAAGAAATACAAAGTGCCGGTGCAACATTTACACTGGAAGTGGAATGGTCTATATGGAGCCAACACTCGTATCAAAGAGTGCGACTTCGTGCACTTCTTTTTAAAGGATCTGTTAGATGGACGTGGAGAAAACATAGAAGAACTGTTAGGCAAGATATGAAAGTCTTTAAATATCGGGACTACAAACACTACAAGAAAGCGCAGATAGAAGCCAATATTGAAAAATATGTTTATGCTTGGGTTGATACAGAAACCGTTGAAAAGATAAAGAAATATGTGAAGAAAGCGGATAAGATACTGTGTCATGGTGTTCGTAATGGAGCAGAACTAAAGTACTTTAATGAAGTTTACAGTCCAAGTCATATAGTAGGAACCGACATATCACCTACAGTAAACCGAATAAAGGACTTTGAAGTTTATGAAGTAGACTTTCATGATCCTATCAAGTACACTGATTATTTTGATATTGTATACACTAATTCATTTGATCATTCATATGCTCCAAGAAAGGCACTGGAAACCTTTAATGATCAACTAACAGTCGGCGGTTATCTAGTAGTTGAATTACCTACAGGTGCCGATAACCATTCAAACGAGATGGATCCTCTTATGATTGAAAAGGAAGAATACTTAGAAATGTTGCAAGACATTAATCATAAGATTATCATGGATTTTAGAATGGAATATAACGAATACAGAGAGTCACTAGTGATACTGAGTAAAAAACAATGAACGCTTATATTATAACCTTGAAAGATGTACAGAACGAATCTGTCCAAAAGTTGAATGAAAGTATATGGAAGACAGATACCCATTTTGATTCTGTCAACATATTTGATGCAGTAGAACCTTCCACCATAAAAGAAAGTATGAACAAGTTTGAGTTCTTTAATCCGGCGGACTTTAAGTGGACTTGGCCTACGGATCCGAATCAAGATCATCTTGATATGAAAACGGGAGTTTATAAGTTCTGTTATGACGCAGTAAATCAAGATAAAAAGGTTGCAACATCCCTGTCTCATATGTTATTATGGGACAAGTGTGTACAACTAGATACGCCTATTGTTATCTTTGAAGCAGACGCACTGATAACCAGAAAGATAGACTGGGAAGAACTCAAGGGAAACAATGTTGTTGGACTTAACGATCCAAGAGGCGCTACACGAAGATCACAACTTTTTCACGAACAGGTGTCTAAGAAAGAAGGAATACAACAGGTTCCCGTTGTAAACTATAATGGAGAGAATTATCCACAGGGTCTTGCGGGACACTCTGCATATTACATAGAACCCACTGGAGCAAAGACTCTTCTAAATAATGTGGCGTACTACGGTATGTGGCCAAACGATGCATATATGTGTCGTGAGTTGTTTCCGTGGATACGAGTTGTTTACCCATATTATACTAAGGTACAAGGAACCTTATCGACAACAACGAGATGATTATGAAAGCATTTGTTATAACAATCATGGACAATCATCTGTCTAATCAAGCGGCAGATAGATGTATAACTTCAGCGAAACGATACGGTATTGAAGTAGAAAAGTTTCCGGCGATTACTCCTCGCTGCGAAAACTTTGATCGACTGGTTGAAGAAAATAAATTGATGGTCTCTAACTTTGAAAGTGGACACTCCAAGAAAGAGAACGCTCTTGCGTGTTTTCTGTCCCATCTTTTTTTGTGGAAGAAGTCTGTAAACGAAAACATTGATGTTATGATTCTGGAACATGATGCGGTTTTTGTTAATAGGGTTCCCGCACTTTTAGGTTTCCACAAGGTGATCACTATTGGACAACCGAGCTACGGAGTTTACAACACGCCTATGACACTTGGTACGCAACCACTGGCGCAGAAAGAATACTTCAAAGGTGCACACTCGTATGTCGTTAGGCCAGAAGGTGCAAAAGAACTTCTTTCTAAAGTAAGCGATTATTCACGTCCAACAGATGTGTATCTAAACATTATGAACTTCCCTTGGTTAGAAGAGTACTATCCTTGGCCAGTAAAGGTTGACGACTCATTTAGTACGATTCAACACCAACAGGGATGTATCGCTAAACACAACTATCAGAAAGGTATTGAGTTAATAGAGGCATGAAGATTGTTCTACTCACAGTGTGTACCGACAACTATCCTATGGAGTATGCACGTAAACTGATTCTTCGATATAAACAGTTGTCGAATTTTGATATTAGTGCGTATTGCGTCACAGATCGTCCCGATGAAATCAAAGATATTGCGACTCCTATCGAACCGCCTTTTGGTGAAGGAAAGGGGTGGTGGAACAAACTGGTAGCATACAAGGCTGGAATTGGATACGATGAACGATTCATTGTCTACATGGATATTGATACAGTTCTCATTAAAAACTTTGATGAAGAGGTTCGTGTCGCCGTAAGTAAACTAAAAAACGGATATAATGTTGCCTGTGTGAGTGATGCGATAGGTTGGAAAAACAATAAATATAGTTCATCAATGATGGTTTTAGATGGTCACTCAAGGGGTATGAATATAATCTTTGATGAGTTTGATAAGACAAAACCATTTGATTATGATGGTGGTGATCAAGTATACACTGGACATCTTATTTCCAAAATGGGAAAGAAAGTTTATTATCTAGATGATGACTTTAAAATGTTGAAACTGAATCTGAAGTTTCATTTGGGGGAAAAGATTATGGGACAGTGGAAGTTTCCTTCTTACTTGCCTTCGCAATGTAAGATTGTTGATTGTGGTGGAAGACCAAAACCGCATGAACTAGAAGGATTAAAATACATAAAGGAGAACTGGCACGATGTTTAGTAAAGTACTGTTCGGTATTATCGTAGCGATGGGTGCAACAGGATACCTGTACTACAAGACAACCGAATCTAAAATCGCAGACATGAATGCTCAACTGCAAACGCAAGCGGGTGTCATTACTGCATTTGAAGCACGACAGGCAGAACAGATTAGAACGATTGAAGCACTGCAAAACAATCTCGCAAAAACTACTGAAGCACTCAACACGATGAGTACTCGCAATGCAGAGATTGAAGCAGAGGCACAACGATATCTTTCTATCTTTGCACGACACAATCTGTCTAAACTCGCCGCTGCAAAACCTGGCTTAATCGAAACACGAATCAATAAGGGGACAAGTGATGTATTCAGGGTTATCGAAAACGATACTGCTATCATTGACGCTGCTGACGATTAATGGATGTTCTTCCTTACTTCCGTGGAATAAGGAACCGCCCGCACCAATTCCTGTAGAGATTCGAACGGTCGAAGTACGAATACCGATAACGCATCCTACACTACCACGTGCAATTCAACTCAAGGATCCGCAATGGCACGTGGTCTCTGACAAAAACATTGATACATTCCTAGAAGACATTAAGAAGCGTCATGAAGGTCAGTTGGTTTTCATTGCAATGTCGGTGGGTGACTATGAGTTGATGTCGTATAACATGCAGGAAATCAGACGATATATAAATCAACTGAAAGAGGTTGTTGTTTATTATCAGACGATCAACAGTGACGATGAAGAAGAAAAGGAGAACGAAGATGTTGCGCCAGCAGATGATTGAGGCAATGAAATCCCATGCAAAGGGAGAGATTGAAAAACACAAGATGAACGTAGAAGTCTATCTTACCAATCCAACCGGCATTGGCGAACATCCAGATGTTATGGAAGCAATGGAATCAGAACTGAACAAGATTGCAGAGTACCATGACATCCTTGAAGTTTTAGAGAGGTATTTCGATGTATGAATATCGTTGCAAAGTTGTACGAGTGGTTGATGGTGATACTGTCGATGTCGATATTGATCTCGGTTTCGGTGTTGTTTATGCTAATCAACGTGTTCGTTTATATGGTATCGATACTCCAGAGTCCCGCACAAGAGACAAAACTGAGAAACGATTTGGAAAACTCGCCTCAAGGTTTCTTGCGGAGAAACTAGGAGACTCTTGCACTCTTCGAACTCGTTTAGACGGTAAAGGAAAGTTCGGAAGGATCCTTGGCGAATTCCTAGTGTACGATCATTTGACTGATAGTGAAATGACAGTCAATGATATGATGATACGTGAACATCTTGCAGTAGCGTATTATGGTCAATCAAAGAAAGACATCGAAGACGAACATCTTCGTAATCGTGAATTGATTCTTGCAGAAGGCAAATATGAAGTATGAGATGGAATGTTCTTGGCAATGGTGATCACGCAGGAATATTTAAACGTGGCACCGAAGGAAAACTTCTGATATGTAATATGCCTCCGTTTGAGATTCCTCGTAGCGAAGTGTTTGCTACCTGTATGGTTGACTATAAAATGATGTTGGCGTTGACCAAAGGCGAAATTAAGTTAGACATGTACGACTGGATTCTTGGTACAAGACCAAGACACTGGATGGAAATGCAACCTGCCTTTTACATGAAGTACTCGCAGAACATCAAGGCGTTTCATCAATATGTACCACCATATGCAAAACTGCCTGGCCAAACTGATCAACAGGCGGCAACAAATTATACGTGTGGTCATATGGCAGTAGACTATGCATGTCGCATTCAAAAGGCAACAGAATGTCACATCTATGGGTTTGATTCTATATTTGAACTTAGTCTTAGATCATATACGGATTTGTTGTTGGAATCCGACAGAAGTAGAGAGAACACCTATCGATTAGCAAACAACTGGAGACCTATCTTCGGTAAATTGTTTCAAGAGTTTAGTGATGTCAAGTTCTATCTGTATCATAGTCATGATAGAATTCAGTTTCCGATAGGAGACAATGTAGAGATAATTGTGGAGAAAAAATAATGGGCGCAGAAATGATTTTTATCATGGGTGTTTTAACTGGATACATTGCTGGAAAGTACTTAACTTAGTAGGAAAGGAAATGAACAAAGAAAAAATTCTAGACTTTATAAAAGAGACTGTTTCAGATTTTAAAACAAGTTGGGAACTATATCCTAACGTACATATCTGGTGGACTATCGCATTCTTGATTGCTTTGTTTGTATAAATAAACGTATACAATAAAAAGGTTTTCTAATGCAGTCCTTTAACTCATTTCTAAAAGAAGAAACGTTTCTTGCAGAAGAAGCAGAAGCGCTTCTTGAAAAACTCATCACCTTTGGCGGTAAAGCGTATCCCAAGTTTGGCAACATTGTCATCATGGCTGGTGGTGCTGGTTCTGGTAAAGGATTTGTTCTTGGTAAGTTGGTCGGTATCGAAGGTAAGGTTCTTGACGTAGACGAACTAAAAACACTTGCATCAAAGACTCCCGCAATCATTAAGCGAGTCAAGTCCGAATTGGGGGTTGATTTACCGCAACTCGCAAAGTCTTTGAAAGATCCAGAGAACGTAGGTAAACTTCACTCTATCATGGGAGACTACCTTAATCTGGATAAGAGACGTGAAAAGGCACTCTACACATCTATTCTTGCCGCAGATCCAGAACGAAAACCAAACATCATTTTTGATGTGACACTGAAAGACCTACCCAAACTAGAAAAGATTGCACGTGAAGCTGCAATGTTAGGATACGACAAGAAGAACATCCATATCGTATGGGTGGTCAACGACATCGAAGTTGCACAACAACAGAATAAGGCACGTGCACGTACCGTACCTTCAGAGATTCTTGTGAACACTCATCGTGGTGCTGCGAACACTATGGGTGATATCATCAACATGGGAACACGACTGAAGAAGTACATGGACGGAGATATCGTCTTTGCATTTAACAAGGTAGGTGTTGACGCATCACTTGCGAAGTCTGGCAAAGGTGGATCCTATGTCAAGGATGCAAACTACTTCTACGTGAAGAAGCAGGGCAAAGCACCTACTTCTGTAGATCAACTAGACAAAGATATCAGACGAAAGATTGCTTCTTACGTACCCAAAAACGTAGACTGGACTTAACTGTAAACTAAAGGGTTTTTGTACGAAGCAATAATATTGTTTATTTCTTGATAAAAAATAGTTCTGTCGTTGGGTGAGAGGTGTTTATAACCCTGATCCCATATCGTATGTTGAGTAAATATCGATTCCAACCATTCATCATTATTTTCTCTTACGCCTTCAATCATTTTTTGATCTGAGTTCACACGATACTTTAGTTCAATAAAGGTGCAGTCCGAAGTTATGTGAGGCGCAAAGGGTTGTGCTACTTGACTAATGTTAATAGATTCGGTTTCAGGAGCGTATCTACATGCACCAAAGACAACTGCATCATACTTAACATCTAAAGGTCTTTCTATTTTTAACTCTGTCTGGCCATACATGTATTGTTTATTAGAAGCGAATAACGGAACATCGTATCTTCCATAAAGAGCGTGTACGATATGACGATATCTCCATTCAGGCGGTGCTAGAGTGTGCATGTTAAAACTTCCCTCATAATTATAACACTGTTTTACAATAGGAAGAAATTGTATCCACACGTTAGGGGAAGGCATTGTCAAATTGTCTGACATGATACTTGGAGCTTCAAGAATAGAATTGCCTTTTCTTGGAGTTGTCCAGTATCTTGTACCCGCTTCGTAGTATCCTACAAACAATACGTTTTTAAATCCACGTAAAGTAAGATAGTTAATAATCAAAGGACAGTTTCCAAAAACACCATCAACGAAATGACAATACTCATCTCTCCAATCCAGTGCAAACTTATTTTTTCTTTTTTCTGCACCAATCAGATAGTTTAGTTTTCCCCACATTGCCTTCTTATGATCCGCAAGAATATAACGACTAGAAGAAGATCCGTTTTCGTCTCTTGCTGAAACTGTTATCAATTCATTCTTAGGTCGGTAGTACATGATTATCCCTTGTATATGTTTTGAATATGAGTCTCAAACTGTTCAATCTTATCCAGTCGGTTTGGCCACAGGATATACTCTTTTTCGGGGTTTTGCTTGAGGTTATTCAACAGAGGTTGAATCGCATTGAACAACTTGTCAAGTCTCTCTTGAGTAGACTGGACGGTAGTAGATGCGGTCTCTGCCTGTTGGGTAACCTGTTGTACAACTTCCAGTTCAGATTCGTCTGCGAAAGTGAACCCGAAGTCAAATAAATCGTCACTCATTTATTGTACCTATTTTCTGAGTTTTCCTTTATTTATATGTTGACAACACTCTCCCAATAGCATATAATAGAAATATGGACGATTTTTACCCCCAAATGACCTTATTCCAAAAAGTTCTATCCATATTCCAAAATAATCTAAAAAAGTGTGAATTTTGCATTGTTTTTGAAATCTACCTATGAGATAATTACTACGTAATTTGAGATAAGGACTTAGTTATGGCACGAATCATCTATCAAGACGAGTTTGACCGTGAAGGTCTGGAAGATATGGACTTCAACCAAGCACTGAGAATCATCAAAGGTTTCATGGGTGAAGAAAACATCCTTGATGCCCTGATTGCTTTTGAGAAGCGATACGAGAAAGCAGAGATCGAAGCGATGAACAACGAACGTGGTTTTGAGTTCGATCATGAGTGGAGATACGAAATCTATGCCTATAATCTTCTGGTCGAAGGTTTCGGCCAACTGTTTGCTCCAAAGGAGGTTGCGTAATGATGGGATATACTGCTCAAGCTGTTTTTGGATGTACGGGTCAACGTACTCTGTACATGGGTATGGATCTTGCAAATCTTCAACCAGAATGTGCACTTGGCGAGACTTCACCTGTCGATAAAGTAATCACTCTTGACAAAAAAGTCTATGTTGTGGGTGATCTAATGAAGTCTGATTTCGGACTCAAGTATGACTTGATCCTGAACATGATGTTGCGTGACGGTGTTATTGACTATGACACCAAAGTGAAGGTAGGTTCCGAAGGTCGTCTTCGGGAAGTTTATCTTGTCAAAGAAAAGGAGGCTTATCGAATCTTCGGTAAGACGTATTATGGGAAAACCAACGAGCAGCAGAACTAATCCTGTGGCGAAGTTCGCCAAGCGTTTCAACAAAGCGGGTGCATTCAAAGACCGCAAACGTGAAGCACGTAAATATAAAGCACGTGGTAAGAACAAGTGCGTGTGGGATTTAGAGAATGAAGGTTAAGATAGAAATCGAAGCAACACCCGATGAAGTCCAAGACCTGTTTATTCCTAGTGGTAAACAAAAAGAGTTTGCTGAATCACTTTACAGGGCTTACATTGATGCTATGAGTAAGACGGTATCTGGTGCGGTAGGTAAGGTTTTCAAAAGAGGAAAGACAAGTGAAGATTCTTAAAGAGATTACTGTGTGGGACAAGTGTGACTACAAGGTCGCTAATCACACCTATGCAATTAACGATGCGGGTCGTTGTGTTGCCTATCGTAAGCAGGGAGAAAAGAGTTGGAACGTGTTCGAAAAACCACGTATGTTTGTTCGAACCTATCGCAAGTTTATTACCTTGAAGGAGGAAGTGGTATTATGAGTGCAATCTTTGATTTAGAACAACAAATGTTGGAATGTTGGAATGTGACCAAAGACATTGATCTAGTAACCAGATATCTTGTAGATAATTCAGATGGATACACAGACGATGATGTCATGAACAAGTATTTTGCCATCAAGGATCTTTACGAACTCAAGTTCGAACAGATGTGGGACACCTTTGAACAAGTGTGTAAGGAGTATCATAGCAAATGAATATCTTTGGATTAGAGTACGATCCTGAACGGTACGGTGCGTTTCCTGAACCTGTAGAGTCTGCGGTATCACAGTGTGACAAACACATTGTCAAGATGCCTCTAGAGTCTGCACAGATGTTGTGTACTGCACATCGTATCCTTGATGGTGACGAAGGCAACGAGGATCTTTACAAGGTTGCTCATCCAAAACATCCATCGACTCTGTGGACTATGGAGTCTATGGGCAACTACAACTGGCATTATGCACATTGGGTCGCTCTTTGCGAAGAGTACACTTATAGATATGGTAAGGTACATAAGTCTGAGGAAAAGTTTCGTGCACGTTTGTGTGTCCCGCCAATCAATATTCCAAGAGGAACGGTAACTCCGTTTAAACTGGCAATGTCCCAATTTCCTGAGTGTGTGGTTGAAGATGATCCAGTCCAGTCATATCGAAACTTCTACAAGACTAAACAGTCTCGTTTTGATATGAAGTGGACTAAACGAGCAGTACCGCCATGGTTCTTGACAAGTTAAGGAGAATGATATATAATGAACAAATCCTTTAGGATGCATATGATTCGTAGAGCTAACGAAAGTCTACAATCTAGAAGAAAACAACAGGTACATAATATGTTGTTTGAACGTGAACTGAAAAAAATAGAAGGAGATGATGACTCGTGTTTACTGAAAAACAGTTCAACGAGGCAGTTGAAACAACCAAACAAATCCTAAAAGATACCTATGTATCTAACATCATTTATATTCAAGAAAGAATGAAAGATGGTGCTAAAGAGGATGAACTTAAAAACATCGAAGAATTAATCATTGCAAACGAAAGAATGATTGTATACTTTGATCAAGGCGATGATTGGGTGAAAGAACTTCACGAAGAAGCAACCAAGGAGAGTGATAATGATGACGGCGAACTCGTTAGAATCGATGAAGCAAGGAATAGTTGAGGCATTAAACCAAGGAGTTGTTGATCTTCAATTCAAGAAGGTCAATGGTGATCTGCGTAATATGCGTGGTACTCGTAATCTTGGTATGATTCCCGAAGAGAAACATCCAAAGGGCGATGGTGGTATTCGTGAAGGAGAAACGATTGTCACTCTGTTTGATTTGGAAGTGGATGATTGGCGATCATTCCGTGTCGAAAACTTAGTAGAGTATCGTGGAATAAACTAACCTATGTCTGAGTACGTAAGGAAGAAGTTTCGAAAGCCTCGCAAACCGATGTCCGAAGAACAACGTGCTGCGGCAGTTGAAAGACTTGCCAAAGCACGTGAAGCTCGTGGACATGACGGATCAAAATCTGTACATCCAGATCTACTGGAAGTGTCAGAAGATTCACCCTTGCACTGGAAGAATGTTCGATCTTGGATAAAGGATCTGACAGTTGAACTCAAAGCAAAGAAACACTTACGAACATCAAAGGACTCAAAGGAACGTCAAGAGTATCAGATACTTGATGTTTACATCGCAAACCTAAAACGATATCTAGATACAGGCGTGTACCATGATAATCGTTATGGTGCCAGACGTGAAGGTAAAATACAGACTGTAGTTACTACTATGGCCTACCATCCAAACGGCAGACCAAAACGCACAATAGGATTTTACTATCCTGACTGTGGAGTGTACACGCAGGAGATGAAAGAATATGACGATGGAGTTTACGGTTCCGAATCCAAAACCCGAAGACGAACAACCGTTCATGAACAAGAAGAAGTTCTCCAAGATGGTGGAGAAGGAAGTTCGACATTCTGGGATGACTTATCTTGATACAATAGTTCATTTGTGCGAAAAGAATGGACTAGAAGTTGAAGACGTTAAAAAGTATCTGACGCCTTCTATACTTGAACATCTGGAATCCGAAGCGATGAGATTAAACTTTTTGGTAAAGGGTAATACTTTGGATGTATGAATCTGGTTATATAATTGATCAAGATGTTCTTGATGAGATTTATGAAGAGATGGTGCAAATCATCTCTCCTAGATTTCCGGCACGTGTCACTAGCTCCTCTCCGAATGAACCACGAGGAGTCGTAGACTATGACCACAGAAAAGTAGTTCAACATGCTTGTCACCCTAACATATATCCCGAATTTTGTGAACAACTCAACAACTTTGTTGATGACGGAACCAAAGTTAATCAGCTCGATTTATTACGATATCGCACTGGAGATTTTTTTGGCGTTCACAAAGACGGTGGAGAACATCACAACAGGGTGTGGAGTACTATCACTGTCATTCATTATTCAGAAGATTATGAAGGTGGCGGTTTAGTTCTTTATGATAATGATCCACACAAAAATTCTGGCCATGTTGAAACTCCTATTCCCTTGGAAGTTGGACAAACTGCTATATTCAATTCAAACATTTTCCATGAAGCAAAACCTGTAGTCAAAGGCGAGAGGTGGGTAATAGTTGCTTGGTTGGGGGCTTGACAAATCTTATAAATACTGTTACTATATAATGGTATTCTTGAAATACACTGAAAATACATTGCATACGTTGTACATACTAGGAGAAAATATATGTCTTTTGCAAATCTCAAAAGTCGCTCAGGCGACATCTCTAAACTTGTCTCTGCTGCTCAAGAGGCGTCTGGTCAAACCCAAACTACAAACAAGTACGAAGATACTCGTAAGTGGAAACCAACCGTAGATGAAAGCGGTAACGGTTACGCTGTGATTCGATTCCTTCCGGCAACGGAAAGCATGGAAACACCTTGGATTCGTTATTGGGATCACGGGTTCAAAGGCCCAACGGGTCAATGGTATATCGAAAAGTCTTTGACTACCATTGGTCAGAAGGATCCTGTATCTGAACTGAACTCTCGTTTGTGGAACTCTGGTATCGAAGAGGACAAGGAAACTGCACGTAAACAGAAGCGCCGTCTTCACTATGTGTCAAACATCCTTGTGGTCAACGATCCTTCTAACCCTGCCAACAATGGCAAGGTGATGATCTATGAGTATGGTAAGAAGATCTTTGACAAGATCATGGATCTTATGCAACCACAATTTCCTGGCGAAGAACCAGTCAATCCTTTTGACTTCTGGAACGGTGCAGACTTCGAACTGAAGATTCGCAACGTTGCTGGTTATCGGAACTATGACAAGTCAGAGTTTAAGGGAACATCTGCTTTGTTTGAAGCAGACGAAGTAAAACTTGAAGCGACATACAATCAGTTGTATGATCTCAACGAGTTTGTTGATCCCGCTAACTTCAAGTCGTATGAAGAACTGGAAGGTCGTCTTGGTCTTGTACTAGGAACTGCTGTAGGTTCTAATGTGACTGCGAAGAACGAGGCTTTGTCTCAGACTGCAGAAGCGAACGTTGGTCGTTCTGCACCCGAACCTGAAATAGTAGTTGCGCCTGCACCTACTGTCGGTGCGGAAGATGACGAAGAGGACACTCTGTCTTACTTTGCCAAGATGGCACAAGAAGACTAATCACAAGGGGACGCAAGTCCCCTTTTTCTTATCCACCATATGCATAGGTACGATCATTCTGATCTACTGTTGGTAGGTTCTGATCCATCACTGCAGTAGTACTCTGAGTACTGTTGTTGTTTACTGTCTGTTGTTGCGGAGCAGCGACTACGACATTAGTTGCACCACCAGATTGTGCATTTTCTTTTGACATCGTATCAAGATCATTACCACGTACAGTCTGTGGAGTAATATCTGGACGTTTCGGTTTTGCTTCCAGTGCGTCCATTTCAGCAAGGAAATCAGCGGTATCTTTATCAACCTTTGCTTGAGCCTGTTGATCTGATTTGAATATTCGTTGTCTTCTCTTTTCACCAGTAACAGGATCAATGAATTCGTCACCATAAACATCACCCTTTTTATCAACCATTGTGTTAGGATCTAACGCAGGTTTTTCAGGTTTTGGTGTTGGAGCAGGTAGTTCAGAAACAGGTTCTTCTTTTGGAGCAGGTTCTTCAGGTTTTTTAGGCGGAGGTGGCGCAGGTGTATCTGTCCATTCGTAGAGTGCGTCTGGAATAATCTTTGCTAATATGCTATCTGGATCTGGTAGAATGTTTCTAATCAATGCCTTCAACTGATTAGTTGCAGCAGTAGCAAAGTCACCAATACCTTCTAGTGCAGAACCTATGTCAAATCCTTCGAACATTCCTACTATCTTGTCAACTAGTTTGCCCGGCAGAGTCTTAACAAAGTCTATAATACCTTCGAATGTATCAATAAAACTAAATTCATCTAACGCAGCAGCCGCATCTTCTTGGCCAAAGATACTAAGAAGGGCAGAAACACCATTCTTCACTAAATCCAGAATAGCACCAACAAACTTAGTTGGAAGCGTAATAATGAATTCTGCCACTGCACCAAAACTGAATCCGTCTTGGAAAGGTTTCATCAAACCTGCCCAAGCATTCTTTAGTACATAGACAATACCATCAAAGAACTTGACAAACCCGTCAGTGATTGAATCTCCAATTTTTTGAAACAGTTCACCAAAACTGAACGAGTCAAGAAGTTTAGAGAAGTTTTCAAATCCTAGTTTGCCTGCAATCCAAGAGACCGCACCTTTGATTAGATCCAAAGGCATAGCAACCAGCCCTTTGAGGACACCCGTAATCGCACCGCCAAGACCGCCAATCAATTTATTGAAGAATCCTATTTGTCGATCTTGTCCTGCTTGGAATCCTTTAAATGCATCGATGATACCCATGACAATAGTAAGAGGGAATGCAACGAAACGACCGATTACTTTGAATACAGAGAAGAACTTCCCTAAAGTTTTGCCGATCTTAGATGTAGACTCGCCCACACCTTTTACGCCTTTGATAAAGTTTGTGAATGGTTGTACTATCTTAGCACTGAGTACTTTCTTGAGTTCTGCAAATGCACGTAGATCGCCAAATTTATTGACACCACGTAGAGACTTGAGAGTGTTATTGATTGACGCACCAAACGCCCTTACAGCATCACGTACTTTATCAATAGTCTGTACTACTTTTCCAGCAGCTGCTTGACCTACTAGTCTCCATCCGTCAGACACACGCTTAGTCCAATCTGCGAATGAACGAACATATTTTGTCAGATTTCCTAGAGTTTTATATGTACTACCTTTTAGAAACTGGCCAGTACCACGTTTCCCGAAGACATCACCAAGAGCATCGATGAAACGTGTGACTGGTGCGAAGATGCTTTTTAGTCGAGTAGAAATGTTCTTTACGATAGCACTTTCTTTGATAGATGTTGTAATACCTTTGACAATGTTACCAACTCTAGTAGTAACACCAGAAAACATGAGTTTAATACCATTTGTAATAGCAGCCGCAAATCCTGAAACAAAGCCTACAATCGCCGCACCGATTCCTGCAACAATTTGAAGAACACCTTTAAGTTCAAAACTTTCCTTGTCGATACCACCTTTTTCTTTTTCCTTCTTATCGTCAGTCGCACCTTTTTTAGATTCTCGGCGAGACTCTTCGGCATCCAACAATCCTTGTTGAGTCATTTTCAGTTGTTCACGAAGAAGTGTGGCAATATCACCCAAAGATTCAGACGCACTAGACTGCTTAGAGATCATCTCTCTACTCTGAGTAGCGTTTTCTTCACGCAATCTAATGATTGCGTCTGTTACTTTGCCTAGGTTTTGTTCGGCCATTTCTTATTATCCGTGTTTCATCTGTTCTCGTTTTATGCGATCATTCTCTTCCTTCACCCATTCAACTAACATTGCAACGTAAATCTCCCTCTCCCACGGCATCATCATTTCAAGTTCGCTTAGACTGTAATGATGATGTTGCATTAACGAAAAGTTGGTCTTATAATGATTGACCAAATTATCGTGCGAGAGGTTTATGATAAAAAATCGTTTATCCCCTTCAGTGTATATGTGTTGGTTTCACCACAACTCATGCAAGGGTAGGTCACTTCTTTTTTCAAAGAAGGCAAGTCCTGTAAGAACTTAGACACTTCTTGAAACTGTTCGCTAGTCATCTGTTCGATGAACTCTTGCAATTCTTTCTCCGAAACATCTTTAGTATCGATGCGTTCTTCTTCAGTCTGAATAGCAGCCATGCACTTGGACAACATCGCAAATCCAAGTTCGGTTTCGTTACCTTCCAGATCAAGAGCAACAATGTCTGTATAAGAAGGATACTTCATTTCAACAGAAATAGTGTCTGTCAATGGAATGACATTACTTTTTTCAGGCATATCCACTTCTATTGAAGAAATCTCTACGTCTACTTCATTCTTGGTTTTACAACTAGAACAAGTTAACACGATAGTAGAAACTTCACCAACAGACTTTGAACGCACCTGAGTAAACAAGTATTCTATGTCGAAAGTTGTCAATGATTTTGTATCGACATCTTCGGTGATACATGCACTTAGGGTATCTACAATAGCACCTAGTGCCTGTTTTTGTTCGCCTGTTTCAAATGCAATCATCAAAACCTTTTCTTCTTTTACCAAGTAAGGTCGGTAAGTTATACTTTGTCCAGTCGAAGGGACTTTTGTGGTATAACTAGGTGATGTATTTAACTTAGGTAATGCCATGATATTCTCCAATAATTAACCAAATATTCCCAACACTCCGCCAAGTACAGATTGAACAACGTTCTGTCCTTCAGAGATATAAGAACCAGGCTCACTTTCCCAGTCGGTGTAAGACAACTGTACAGAAAGTTCCATTAGTTCCGTACCATTGCCTATAGCTTGGTCTGTAAGAGTGGTTGGGTAACACTCTAATAATTTACATGTATATGTAGTTTCCTTTTTAAAAGCAATTCCTACATCAATCTCACCTTGACTGAAATCTACTGGGCCAAGGTCGGGAATCTTGTTTGATATCGCAGAAGGTATCTTGTTCAGTCCACCAAGTTGTTTCTTAAACGCTGACAATCTTTGTCCTTTTTGAATAGTGGACAACTCTACAGGATATGTGTAATCGTCAAAATAACCGACTTCTTTGGTCACAGGATTGTGTGCTAATCCCTGCCATACTTCGAAGTATTGACGAATCTTGTGACTGTTAGTTACAATAAAGGTAAGACTAATATCAGTGGTCGCAAACCCATTTGCAATTTTTCTCATAGTGGTTCCGATCTGATAGTCTTGCGATACGATTTGTCTGCCAGGCAATGCCGCTGCAGTACAAAGTATATCTAATTCGTTGGGGTCAATCTCAAATCCTTCTATCTGCGGAAACTTTACCATGAACTGATTGCCCATGGCTGCACCACCAGACGAAACCAGTTGTCCCTTTAGGTCTTCTATTCCATACCCTGCTGCACTAGCACTCATCGAATCATGTTCCTACTGTCGTTAAATACTTTCTGACTAGACGCTTTGCGGAAGTCTGCGGTTGGTAGAAAGGTTGCAATCTCCCATTCTGGTGCAGGCACTTCAGCAAAACGACTCTTTACATGAGAATTCAAATAGTGTTTAAAACACGGTTTGAAGTATCGCAACTTTGACGATTTCTGCAACATACGATAGGTCACTGCAAACTTAGCGTCTTCGGTAAGCTTGCTTCCTTGTATGTCCATCAAGTTAGAGAAAAACTGCAATCTCAACTTAGGAGGCAGATAGTGCAAGTTCAAACCATAGAAACCGCCTGGCGCAGGTTTTACAACAATCACCAGAGGAAATGTGTCATAGTAAGGCAACTGATCTTTTGTTTTTGGATCATAGAAGAACATAAACATTCCACCTATGATTTGTTTAGATCTTGCCTTTATAGGATCTTCTTTCATCAATTCTGTACGATTGATTGATCGAAGATTACTTGCCTTCTTTTGAAACCACTTGCGACTCTCTTCTGTGCGAGGTGTAATTCCAGCACGAAACGCCTGTCGTTCCAGTCTGTCAAAGATGTTAGACATCTATAAACCCTTTAAATACTCTGTCTGTATTTATACACGAACCCAATGTTTTTCTTTCAAAAAGAAGTCGGGTTTTAGAAAGTCTATAAGATTAACAATGGGGTCGTTCTCTACATCAAACTCTATAAACTTTGAATAGTTTTGAAAATATGTTCTAATATCGTCTTCGGTTTTTTCACGATCCCTCTTAAACCAATCCAACATACCTTGTTCGTCTAGGTTATGGTATTCCATAGACCTTTTTAAATAAGCTCCCTTTTTATGATTTTTCTTGCTCTCTAACCAACCGTCCATTTCTCGGGTATTCAATATAAAATAAGAATCTGGATATTCTTGATTAAACTTGTCGTATAGTTTTATTCCGTCTATCCATTCGTTTTCACGATGCCAGAACATATCACTATACACATTTGCATGGTCAATATCATGCAACAAGTTATAATAAGACTCAAGGTTCTCTTTCATTTTTTGAGCAAGAACCGCAACATTGCCTTTTCGATCATGGCAGGCATAGTGAAAAGAAACATAACCACCTTTCTTGAACATTTCGCTAAATGCTTTGGTTGCGGTTCGATTGAATCCAATAATAAAGACTTTCTTCACTTCTTTGGTTTCCTGTAGGGTTTTAGTTTCTTTAGAGGTTTAAAAGGTTTCTTGCCAAGAGGTTTGGGAAGTATTCCCATTTCACGCAGACGATGTTCTGTCCATATTTCGAAATGCCATCCTCTATCCGCAACGTATTGTTCTGTTGCGCTCCACTTACTCATGTTCTTTATATATGTCAATGTTTCGTTGATGACTTGTCGTCTAGCACGTCCTTGGCCTGTTTTGGGAGGCGTGGTTTCCTTTGCGGGTTTGACTTCTACCAGAACTGTTCTTCCGTTATTATAGACAATCATAAAATCCATAAAATATCGATGCATACGTTTGTCGGTTTCGCATAGATAAGGTATGACAATTTCTTCGGAAGACCATTCCTTTACTTGAGAAGAGTCATCACACCAGCGCATGACAGCCTGTTCCCATCCCGAACGATAAACGACATTTCGGGGGTCGCCTCTATATTTGTGGGGATTACGGATTTTATAGAATCCTTTGTAGGTTTTCATATAAATAGAATTAGTTATCTTTAGACCTATTTATGGACAAGACTAATGGCGGAAACTCCAACACAAAATTTGCGATATCCCTTAGACGACACAGAATACAAAGCGAAAGTAAAATTCACTTTGGTAGAGAATGCAGTTTCGGGGGAAGCAGCCACAGGAAGTTTTAAAACTCAAATTGAAAGAAATCAGGCTAAAATTAAACAGATCGAAGCGCAATATGATCAATTAAAAAGTGAACTTGACACAGAAGAAATAAGTCAAGCGCAATATCAAGAAAAACTTGATGCTTTAAAAGCACAAGTCGAAGATTTGAAAAACCAAATATCAGAGTGGGAAGGACAATCCTCTGAAGCTGCTCAAGCTCCCACAATAGATGTGTCGAAAGATACCATCCAATTATATCTTCCACTTGGTCTTGCCTTTCGTGACAATGTGACCTATGAGAACTTTGACCTTGGTGCAGCGGGTGCTGCAATGGAAGGTGGTTTGGGTTTTGCGGAATCGATGGTTAAGGGTATTGGTTCTTTTGTTTCTGGATTGACTGGCGGTAGTGGTGCTGATGTTGCAAAACTCGCTGGAATCCAGTTGTCATCAAAGTTTGGTTCTTTTGCCGCAGAGGCAGGAGCGGTACAAAAACTTGCAGGCGGTGTTACACTAAATCCAAACACTCGTGTCTTGTTCAAACAACCAAATATACGAGAGTTTTCTTTTGCTTTTAAGTTCATTTCACGATCTCAAAAAGAAGCAGAAGAAGTCAACAAGATTATTAAGTTCTTTCGTACTGAACTGTATCCTAGTGAGATTGCGGCAAATGTCGGAGACACAGAGATTTCTTTAGGTTATCGTTTTCCTAATAAGTTTAACATCTCTTTCAGTTATAATGATGATGAAATCCCTGGCTTGGCAAAACTGAAACCATGTTATCTTAGGGATGTATCTACCACATATAACTCAAGTGCTATGGCTATGCACTCTGACGGAAACTTTACGGAGATTGACATGACTCTTAGTTTCCAAGAGACCAAAGCTCTTGTTAGATCAGATATAGAGGAAGGATTCTAATGTCATTTTTCGATAATTTTGGAGTAGCATTATACAAGTTTGGTAATGAAGAGTCCTTTGCCTTACACACCAATCTGACGCAATATGTGGATCTCTTTGATCAAATCAAATCAAGAGACTTGTTCCTTGAAGATTATCTGATACCAGAGAACGAAAGACCAGATCAGACATCGTTTGGTCTGTATGGAACTACAGATTATTACTGGATGTTTTTTCTTGCAAATGATCACATTCGTGAGAATGGTTGGCCATTAACATTAAATGAAGTTACCGAAGCGGCAAAGAAAAGATATCCGCATCGTCTGGTTACAGTCAAACTTCAACAAGAAGACGTGATTGATTACTATGGTGATGACAACGAACCGATCTTTAGAAGCAAACTAGTTGGGACTGCTCCTGATCAATTTGAAGTTGGTGCTATCGTAACAGGTAGTACCAGTGAGACAATCGGAAGAATTATCAAACGAGATCTTTCTTTAGGCACCTTTGTGATTGATACTGAGAATGTAGTGACTACCGCAGAAACAGAAGACGAACCTGTCACTCCTAACTCTAACGGAATTGTGGAATTAACATTAACAGTCGAACAAGAGACTTTTGCCAATCCTCTTCTTTGGGTTATGCGAAAAGACGGAGAATCGATAGTTGGACAATACAGAGTAGAACTAGATGCGTTTTCAAAGGTTGCAACCATACGAGATATACCTTTTGATCCTACATCAACATACACGCTGTCCTACTATAAAAGTACCGCTAACCTAACAGACGGGACTTTCACTGTTGGGGAAGAATTGTCGTATCAGAATCCAGCAGGAACTCAAACATCAATGGTAGTTCATGCAGAAACGCCTCAGTATTTGGGGACTCACCATTACGAAGATGCTGATGGTAATTGGGTAGATATTGATCCTTTGACACAGAACAAAGGTAGTGCAATAGAAAAGACGCACCTAGATTTTCTGACAGACAAGAACGAAGAACTTCGACAGATAAAGATAGTTAAACCTACTTCAGCCAAAAAGTTAGCACTTGACTTTGCTAGACTTATGGGTCAGTAATGAACAGACAACAACAGTTTAAATACAAAGAAGCTAAGATCACCGCTGATAGACTTGGTGAAGACTTTTTTATTGATGTGAGATCTTTGATTGTTGAATTAGTGTTCTTTGAAAATCTGGAAAAACCTTATATCTCTGGTCAAGTTGCAATAACAGACGATCAAGGCGCATTTGATAGTATCACTTTCAGTGGAACCGAAAGATTAGAAATACAAATGTTGACAGAACTTGCTTCTTCGGAAAGCGAATCTGTTGTGATGGATAGATCCTTTATATTAACAGGGATTGATACGATTGTCAAGTCCTCAAATTCGGGAACTTCTTCGATATATGTGTTTAGTTTCATGGACGAACACGCATTTGTTAGTAAAACAAAACACGTATCAAGGGCAATAAGAGATCCTATTGATATAGAAATACTTAAACTTATACAAAATGAATTGGCTAGAAACGTTGATTTGTCTTATGCTGGAAAGGTAGCGCAAAACAACTACAAAGGAATCATACCTTATATGCATCCTCTTGAAGCTGCATCTTGGTTAACCGAAAAAATCACAACACCACTAGGAATGCCCTTCTTTTTGTATGCTTCTATACACGACACCAATCTTCGTTTCGGAAGTCTTGACAAGATGTTAGAAGAACCTGCTTGGAACGAAAGCGTCCCTTATATTTTCTCTCCTAGTAATACTCAAAAACAGGAAGAGAGTGGGGATCCTACTAAACAATATTTTCAAGTACAATCAATGAAGTCAACGAAACTTCAAAACACTATGAAACAACTTATGTCTGGTGGAATCGGATCACAATATTCTGTCACTGATATTAACAACGGAAGAACTACTGCAAATCATTTTGATTTGCTTGCTTCTTTGGGAAGAGCAAACGCAGAAGGTCTTATCAATCTTGGAAAACAGAATATCTATGACAACCTTTATAAAACTTATGCCGATGACAGAGTGAATATCGAATCCCAGTATTTGCACGATACGGATGCGGTGATCTTTCATAACATCGTATCAAGGGGGGTCTATAGTGACAAGAAGAGTCTACACGAAGAATCTAGTCCCGAAATGTACTTGAGAAAAGTAGAAAATCTTGCATATAGAAACGCCCTGTATAAGAACATGTTTGATGTCACAGTTCCAGGCCCAGGCTTTATTGCTTCGAACGGAAGTGTGGGTGACATAATTCGAATTGAGGTTTTGGGTGATGTCAATGATCCAGACGCAGATCAACCATTGGATGCACTTAGAAGTGGGGACTTTATTGTCTATAATACTAGACATACCTTCAAAGATACTCGACACGATGTTGCTATGACTGTTTGTAAGTTGGAGAGAGGCCCAGCGGTATGATTAAGTACTACGGCGATAATGTTCGCTGGTTCATTGGAGAGGTGGTTGATACCAGTCCACCATACGGATTAGAAGGTCGTGTGCGTGTGCGTATACACGGAGTGCATAATCCGTCTACAAGAAAAGTTGCACAGAATGATCTACCTTGGGCTCAGTGTGTTCTTCCAACCACTGAAGGTGGTGCAAGCGGAGTAGGTTCAACTCCTAAACTAGAATCTGGATCATTGGTGTTTGGTTTCTTTATGGACGGAAAGGAATCACAGGTTCCTATTGTCTTGGGGTCTCTTCCTAGAATAGAATTACCTTCGCCGGTGCAGAAGTCTTTATCTTTCGAAGATCTTTTGGCAAGAACAGATCCTAATGTGGATTTTTATAATCAGGCAGTAGGTTCTCTAAATGAAAACGATGAAGCGTTGCAAAACGAAGTAAGGGATGTGACTATAGATGATACTACTGCAAAGTATAGAAGAGACACAGCGGTTCAGTTTTTCTTGTACAATGGTTATACACTCAAACAGTCTTGTGCTTTAGTTGGTGGAATATCAAAGGTTGTTCCTTCTTTTAACACCACAATCGACAACAACGGTGGTGTTGGACTTCTTGGTTGGAACGATGTAAGGTTCACTCGACTAAAGTTCTTTAGTAATCAGTGGTGGCATTATTCATCACAACTTGCGTTTATCTTGTATGAACTAAATACAACTCATGTGGACGCTAACATTAGAATACTGAATTCGGATGTTATTGATCCCAGTAAAGGTAAAGCTCTTGGGGATATTTTGAGAAAGTATTACATGCCTATAGACAATGACTATAACGGCGAAGTCAAAAAAATCTACGAGTTGTACGCTAATAAGAAGGTTTAATAATGGCAGATATCGCAGACGTAAACAGATCGTTATCAGCAAAGACTAGAAATCGTGCTAACGAAGAAAAAGTAGAAACGAAGCGCCGCCGAGCAAAAGACAAAAACTCGGCTGAAAATACTACTGTTCTTGGTGTAGAGATTGGTCAGAACGTAGAAGGATATGTATCTGTTGAATCCGATGCAGTTAAGTATACTTCAAAAGAAGACACTGCAGAAGTAGATTATGAAAATGCAAAGAGCAAAAAGAAAGCTGCCAAGGTCACTAAAGAAGCAGACACACATCCCGATACTTCGGAAGTAGGATCTGGATACGACATTAAGAGAGATAGTGACGGTACTACAGTATCAGAGGTTAAAACTCAAAAACAATCTACTGCAAGTTTAACAGGAACAACTCCTCCAGATGAAAGTATTGAGATTGTTTCTTTGGGTGGTGCATCAGTAATAGAATTAGTTGTAGCAGTAAAGGTCTCTGCAGAAAGAAGAAAAACTCTGATCGAAGAGATAAAGGCAGTCGCAAATGAAGTAGGTACGCTTGGTGCAAATTCTGCTTCGACATTAAACACTCTTCAAAGAGGAATGTCGGTTGATACAAAAGAAGCAACCGAAAGTGTTTTGTCGGATGTTTCTGCTGTCACGAAATATGCAAAAGAGTCTACTGCATCTATCGCTTCGGATATTGGTATAGCAGTAGACGATGCGGTTTCTAGTGCAAATCAAGTCTCTACTAATATCGTTCAGGCTTCTCTTGGATTTGACGATGTGCTGGATGATGTAGGTGATGCGATAGATGATGTCGTAGACTCCATAATACCTGATATTGACACTGGATTTGGTGCAATTCAAGATCTGTTCGAAGATATTACAGGTAATGTTCAAGCTACTCTACAGAGTGCATTAAGTTCTTTTGGTGCAATACCCAAATCTCTTGTCGCTGATATTACCAAAGACATCCTAGAAGGCGGAGACTTAGGTTTCGCAAAAGCGACTAAGAAACTGTTGTTGCAGGACAACTCTCTTAGTCCACAGATGAAGGCGATTGTCGCATCGACTGACGGAAGCAGTCCAGGCGATCTTGTCAGTAAAATTGAAAACAAAGCAAATGCCGCAGGACTTTCACAATCCGAAGTCGCAAATGTAAAATCTTCTGCTTCTAATATCGAAACTGCACTGTCTCAGGTCGATCAAACCATTGCGGGATCTATTGTTTCTGAGGTGGGAGATTACTTTACTGAAGATACTGACTTGGCAGAACTGGTTAAGAGATACCTAAGATCTGTCACAGAATCATTCCCTTATGTGGACTCCAAAGAAGAATTAGGACTAGAGTTCAGAAAGGTCACAAGACCGATCAGCGAACTTGTTGTTCATGCTACAGAGACATATACTAATGCGAACATTGGTGCAGAAGAAATTCATGCTAGACACAATGAAGCAGGACATGACGGTATTCAATACCATTATGTTATCAGACGTGACGGAAGACTGCAACGTGGTGTACCACTAGACAATCAGACCGTTGCAAGTGATATCAACGGACATGCCGCAAACTGTATTGATGTTGTGTTGGTTGGAGGAATTAACGTACCTACCGAAGCAGACAATCCTCTATTGAATCGATCCTTCCAGTCGTTTACACAGGCACAGATGAAAACACTAGAAGCATTACTGGAAGTGTTCTATCAACACCAGCCAGGCGGACAAGTATTTGGTCACAATGCAATAGATCCAAACTCACCTGATCCATATTTTGATGTGATCTCTTTTGTTGAAAACAAGTTTGGTAAGAAGAGTGTATACGAAGATCCAATGAGCGAAACTTCTTTGTCAGTTAAAGATATGATTAGTAAGAGAGCAGTATGACAACTACAACGAAAAAACAACCACTAGGCACTAACCCTCCAATAGAGAACACCGAAGGTGCGCCTATGGATGGATTTCAAGATCCTACAGGTGAGTACCCCAAACGGGAATATCACTACGGATCTTCGATTAATCTATCTGCTCGTGGACTAAAGGTAGAGAATCTATATCTTGGTGGTTCTGTCAATAAAACTGATTTTGATCTAGAGGATCAAGAACCCTCTCGTTTTCCGTTTAACCAAGTAAAAGAAACTTCTTCGGGTCATGTCATCTCCTATGATGATACGCCTGGCGGTGAACGTATTCTTATCAAACATCGTAAAGGTGCTGGTGTAGAAATACGTGCAGATGGTTCGGTTGTAATCTCTGCACTCAAGAACAAGGTAGAGGTCACTGGCGGTGATCAGACTGTTATCGTTGAAGGTAATGGTAAACTGGTTTATAACGGAAACCTAAACCTTGAAGTCACTGGCGACTACAATGTCAATGTGGGTGGTGACTACAACGTAGATGTACAAGGTAATATCAACACCAGCGTTCGAAAGAACAACTTTACGACTGTTGGACTTAATACCGAATATGTGACAAAAGGAACGGCAACCTATAAAACTATCGAACACGAAGCACGTCTTGTTCTGGGCAATGAAGACCATATTGTCAAAGGTTATTGGCATAACAATGTCGGTGCAGAGATAGAAATGTTCTCTGCTAATCGTTTTACGGTATCTGCTGAAGAAGAGTTTTCGATGTCTTCTTTGCAGGGGGTTCTGACCGCAACTCATATCTCTGTCCTTGGTATGAAAGGTGCGATTGGTGGAGAAGCGGTAGAGTTTACGGGCCCAGTTTATATGGGGCCTCAAGGTGCGGTTCCGTTCACTTCTGGTGCTTCTTTCTATGGTTCTTTCCACGGACAGGCGTCTGAAGCGATAGAGTCCTACAATGCAAACGTTGCACAAAAGGCAGAACATGCAGATGCTGCTTATGTTGCGGATTTTCATATTAGTGGTGTTCTCTCGCCAGCGGATGAGGTTGGTGAACATGGAGAGACCGCTGTTGAAGCAACAGAATCACAAGAGAATCAATTACCGAACTTACCTATCATAACCGTTGATCCTGTCACTGCAATATTGACCGAAGGACACTTGTCGATTAAAACAATCACTATTGACAGTGGTGATTCTATTCGTGAAGCAACTCTTTTACGAGATGACTTTGCGGGACTGTTTGAAAAGGTTCCGACTATGATGGAACTTCGATCAAGTCTACGTGATGTTGATAATAGAGAGTTGTTGTTCCCCGATGAAACCAAACTGGTTGATAAACTGGTTTCTATTGGATTCCTTTCTTCGGACTGGAAGAAACCACTTCCCAAGAAGATAGGACGTGTTGCTAAGAAAGATGTGTCTCCTAGATTTGGTTATAATGCTTTGGGCAACTCTATTACAAACAGAGGTAAGAGATTTAGATGATTATTGTACCAGATCAAAAATATAATCCGAACTTTATTGATCACATTCACAGTGGAACCAAACTTGCTCCAGGCGTGACTATTTCTAAGTTTCTGGGAACAAGAGGAAATCCTGCCAGTCTGAGTACGATTTACAAGTATCGACACGATCAAAACAATCGCAAACAACTTGCACGTAATCTTTATTTACATGCGGAGTTGTTTAGGATGATCAATGGTAAAACTGACTTCTTTAAGGATGTTAGACTTTCTGTAATTGAAGGTGTATACAGAGGTGGCCCACTAGAAAACGTTGCAAATGAAAACCTAAAGAAACAAGACGGACTTCTAATTGGGTACACAATGATAGACGAAAAAGGAACCGCAGATCTTGAAAGAGTATTTGATCTTGCGGAGTACTGGAAAGACTATGCTAACTACGAAAAACTGATACTAGAGTATGACAACTGGAATCCTAACGGAGAGTTGCATGGTCAAGTGACCATAGAAATCCCTGTTATTCCCGAATCATTTGAAGTAGAATTTGGAATGAATGTAGAAACTCGTTATAATGGACAACTTTTAGCTACTAATGAGTTAGTAGAAGTTCTAAATGAAGTATAAATAGAACTAGTATAATTCAAAGGTATAAAAATGGCATCACGTGCATTCTCTTTAGAAGATGGAAATCTTACAGGAACTACTGTTCGTGCATCTTCGAATCGTGAATATCTGGACTTAGATATTGCTTTCGCCGCAAAAGGTGCTGGTGATGTGTATAAGAAGGAGGCTCTTGCTTCTGTCAAACAAGCATTGAAACTGTTGTTGATGACGAATAGAACAGAGAAACCTTTCTCGCCTTACTTTGGTGCAAACATGCAGAGTTATTTGTTTGAGTTGGCTGACAAACAAACCGTTTCAGACATCAACTTTGCAATTCGTGAGAACATTCGTGTTTTTGAACCAAGGATTAATCCCAGAACGGTTCAAGTAAAAACCAATCTAGATGCAGACAACAATAGTCTAGAAATAACAATAATTTTCCAAGTGATTAACTCTGTTGATCAAGTAGAGTTCACAACCAGACTGAATAGGTTACGATAATGGCAACGACTATCAATTCATCGTCTTTAGAATTTCAATCGATAAAGAACAATCTAAAGACGTATCTGAAAAGACAATCAGAGTTTGCAGACTATGATTTTGAAGCGTCTGCTTTATCTAACATATTAGATGTTCTTGCATATAATACTCATATCAATGGATTGACCGCAAACTTTGCTTTGAACGAATCCTTTTTGAGTACTGCACAACTTCGAAGTTCTGTTGTATCACATGCCGAAACACTAGGTTATATTCCACAGTCTAAGACTGCAGCTCAGGCCACGTTAAACATATCTTTCAACATTGGTTTAGAACAAACCGATGTGCCTGAAGTTCTACAGATAGCTTCAGGATATCGATTCACTGCTTCTGTAGATGACGCAACATACACGTTTCAGACACAAGAACTTATTGAAGCGATAAATGATGGAAACAACTTTTTCCAGTTTCAGACTTTGGATGGTGCAACCGCTATTCCTGTCTATGAAGGTGTCGCAAAAACAAAAACCTTTTATGCAGGTGACGATGGTGAAGAGGTACTTTATATTATTCCAGACGAAAACCTAGATCGACAAACTGTTGTAGTAAAGATCTTTGAAAGCGCTACGTCCACGGACTTCACTACCTATGTCAATCTTGAAACTGCAAGTAATATCACTGCAACTACTCCCGCTTATATTCTCAAAGAAGCACCTAACGGATACTATGAACTAACATTTGGTAATGGTTCTACACTTGGTGCAGTACCAAAAGCCGGAGCAAAAATCACAGTCGAGTATCTTTCTGTCGCAGGTTCTGCTGCAAACGGTGCACGATTGTTCGATCCCATAAACACAGTAGAAGTCACTGAACCGCCTAGTGGTGTTGGTTTGGAAAGACTTCCTATTGTATCTACTGTGTCCCGTTCGGTGGGTGGTTCAAATAAAGAGGGTTTAGACAGTATTCGGCGTAATGCTCCTTTCCGATATGCAACTCAGAATCGAATGGTGACTTATGCAGATTACTCTAGTTTGGTTCTTCGCAACTATGGCTCTCTGATTAAAGACATTATTGCTTGGGGTGGAGAGGACAACATCAATCCCGAATATGGTGTCACTTACATGTCTATCAAGTTCAATGATGACGTGTCCACAACTATTGCGAATCAAACAAAAAACAACATTCGTACACTGGTAGATCAACTATCAATCGCTTCTTTTGGATTGGAGTTTACTGATCCTATTACAACCTTTGTTGAAACAAATGTTTTCTTTCAGTACAATCCTGACTACACTAACCTGTCGATCAATGCGTTACAAGAACAAGTAAGAACCGTGATGACAAATTATTTTGCAGCGAACACAGGAAGTTTTGGACAAGCATTCAGACGATCTGGTTTGTTAGCAGATATTGATGATGTAAGTGCCGCTATTTTATCTTCACGTATGGATGTGAAGATGCAACAACGATTCACTCCCTCTGCTGGTGTAGAACAGAACTTTAGTTTTTCGTTTCCGCAGTCTATTGCTGTACCTGACGATGTAAACTTGATTGTCGAAAGTTCGATCTTTAAGTTGACCATTGGCGGAACTCCTTATAATGCTAAGATTCGAAACCAGTTAATTAAACCAACACTCAGTACGACTCTTGGTCAAACTCAATATGACATCTATGGTAATGTTATTAGTTCTGATGTTCAGACAACGACTGCGACTGGTTTGACTACTCGACAAGTGTTGAACCCTAATGCTTCAGGTCAAGTAGTATCAACTGCTGAGGTGACTCTAACAAAGGGACTTAAACTGCAAGTTATTGACACCAATTCTGATTCTGTTCTCTTGGACAATGTGGGTTCTTATAACCCCGCCACTGGAACTATTTCATTGGTAGGATTCAAGGCTGATGAAACAAAAGAAATAAAATTAAGTTGTACGCCTGCTAACCAGTCTGCTATTGTGCCTTCACGAGAGTATATCTTGAACTTCGATAATACTCGACTGGTGGCTAAAGGTATTCGTACATCTGCAAAGAACTAGGTAACCCATGACAACTCATCATTCTGACAAAACCTTAAAGGACACGAATCGAAGAGACATTAACTTGAGGGAGCCTCAAGTTGAAACTGTCCTGCCTTCGTTTATCTTGTCAGAGTATCCCAAGTTTGTTTCTTTTCTTAAAGCGTACTATGAGTTTGAGAATGAAGATGTTCCATTTAATCAGTTCATCTATAATCTTTTCGAAACAAGAGATATTACTGAAACTGATTTAGCTCTTCTTCAGTTTTTCGAAGATGATTTTCTGCTTGGTCAAAACTACTTTCAGGGATTTACTGATAAAAGGACTGCAGTAAAATATTCCAGTTACTTGTATCGTGCGAAAGGTACTAGATATTCTATACGACAATTTTTCAAGACATTCTTTGATATTGAACCAGACGTTGTTTATACCAAACAATACATATTTAAATTGAACGATTCTAAGATAGGTGCTGAATCTGCACGTTATCTTACTGACAACAAACTATATCAAACTTATGCGATTCAGATTCGATCTGAACTATCGGTTGCACAGTGGAGAGATCCATATAAATTACTAGTGCATCCTGCTGGAATGTATCTCGGTGGACTTACTCAGATTGTGGGTGAGGCTGGGTTTGAAGATTTGCAGTTCGATCCAGGCGAAGCTATTCTCGCTCCAGTGGTATTGGAAGGAGAGGCGTTGTTCGTTGGAACAGGATTTGCACAACACACTGCATTGTTTGATATAAACAACACAACCGATACAGGTGATGCCATCAAGTACAGAACTAACTTAGGTACAAGTAGCGACTATCCAAACCCAGGCGGCAACGATCTCAGCGATGTAGGAGATCTAACCCTTGAGAACCTTGATAACTTGTACTCAAGTGTTGCTGAATATCTGACACCAGATTCACCGACATTAGACGATGATTCAGATGGAACATCAACATATGCTGGATTCGACATCTCTAGCACAGAGAGTATCGATCAAGAAATATTTACTTGGAACCCACAGGTTTCTCGTGTAGACAGTGATAACCTACAGTTGTTAGATTCTGACGGTATCTCTCAGTTGCCCGTAGGTGATTCAGATGACGAAATTACTCTTCGTGAAGTATTAGACCGTGGTTATTAGTATAAATAAAGACATAGAATTTTAGGTAACAATAATGACTAAACAAGTATTAAATAGAGGCACAATCGCTAACGATGGTACAGGCGATACCCTACGTACAGCCTCACTGAAAATTCAACAGAATTTCGATGAGATCTATACTAAGTTGGGTGATGGTTCTACTCTGTTGCCTCTCATTAGTTTTGATTCTTCGGGAATTATCTTTGAAGGAACTACTGCTGATGACTTTGAAACTCGGTTAAGTGTTGTTGATCCTACGGCAGATAGAACCGTCTGGATTCCCGACTATTCGGGTCAGTTAGTCATGGACTCTGCAACTCAGACTCTTAAAAATAAGACTCTGACCAGTCCAGTATTGACTACTCCTCAGATCAACGACACGAGTGCTGATCATCAATACATTGTTGCGGTAAGTGAACTCGCTGCAGATAGAACTATTACTCTACCATTGTTGTCTACTAATGATGAGTTTACATTTAACACTCATACCGCAACTCTGAAGAACAAGACGTTAAAGTCACCTAACATAAGCAGACCGACTATCTATCCAGAAATACTTGATAGTTCGGGTAACGAACTTTTGGTGTTTGGTAAGAACGCTTCTGCAGTTAACTATGTCAAGGTTCAAAACGCTGCAACTGGAAGTCCCGCTATTGTCGAAGCGGCGGGTGAAGCAAATAGTTCACTATCATTGAAAGGTGCTGGTAATGGTGGCGTACAAGTCAACTCTAAACTAGTATTGAAGACACAAGGACTTTCTTCAAATGGTGCAGTAGATGCGGTTTCTCCAGTCACAAATATTTCTCAGAGTTCTGGTGGTGCGTATACATTAACCAGCGGAACAACTTCGCAGAACGGAGAGTTGAAATATATAGTAGCAACTGGTTCGGGAACTCATGTTATCACCGAAACGGCTGGTAACTTAAATAGTGGTACTACAATAACATTAGACCAAGGTCAAGCAATCACTTTGATTTGGTTATCTAACGCTTGGTATCCCGTAAACGTTTACGGCGATAGTTCTGGCGGAATAATCTCTTAATAAGTAGGACAGATAAATGCCTGTAATAACTGATCAATTTAAAAAACAAGTTCTAGATGATATTCTGGTCGATTTTGCCGACTCAGATAACGTCAGATATTACGCAGCGATTGGAAGATCCGAAGACTGGAATGATTCTGATATCGCTACGGTTCCAACCAATGACGCACTTTCGGTAAGACGTGCAAGACATTCTATACAGTCAATGAAACTGATTGAAGATCTGTCTTATGTTATTCCTCGCCGTTCTTGGGTTGCTAACCTTATTTACTCTGCATTTGATGACAACGATGTAGGTTTCCCTGAGAACCCATTCTACATCATCAACTCTAATAACGAGATTTATATTTGTCTAGAACAGGGTAAAAAACAGGACGGAACTTCTCAGTTGTCTACTATAGAACCTACTGGTAATACAACTGGTACTCCTTTCCGCACTTCGGATGGTTATACATGGAAGTTCTTGTATTCTATCGGTGCACTTCGTGCAGATAAGTTTTTGTCTTCTGCGTTTATGCCTGTCAGATATGTTGCTTCAACTGACTCGGATTCACCTGCTGAAGATCTACAACAAGAGATTGTACAAAACAATGCGGTTAAAGGTCAGATCGTTGGTTACAAGGTAACTAATAGCGGATCTGGATATACTTCTACACCAACAGTATCTATTATAGGTAACGGACAGAATGCGGCTGCATACGCAGTTCGTGCAGGTGAAACTATTGTAGACATTAAAGTAAAAGAAGATTCTGCTGGTAATTCTGGTGCGTCTTACTTTGGACAAAACTATGATTATGCAAATGTTGTTATAACCGGCGGTGGCGGTGACTCATGTACTGTACGTCCTATCATTGTACCCAATCCAAAAGGTATGGGATCAAATCCAGTTATTGATTTGAAAGCAAGTGGTGTTATGCTTAACACTAAACCAGACGGAAGAGAGAATGATGACTTTATCTTGGGTAGTGAAATCTTCCGACAAGTTCTGTTGTTACGTAATCCACGTACTGATAGTGCAGAAGGAACTCTGTTGACATCCGCTTCTGCACAAGCAGTAAGAAAGATTGTACATGACGGAGTTGGATTCACTAAGGCACTGGTTCAAAGAGGACAAGTACTTGGAGGAACTTCTGGTGCACTAGCAATCATTGACGACACCAACGATTCAGATAGTCTTTTCTTCCATCAAAACGAAACGACTGGATTTACACCCTTTGAAACTGGAGAAAATATCAGTATTGTGGGTAATGGATCTTTGAGTGGAACCATTTCATCAATAGACTCTGCAGATGTAAATCCTTATACGGGAGAACTCCTATATATTGATAACCGTTCTGCTGTAACACGTTCTGCTGATCAGACCGAAGACTTAAAAATTGTAATTACTATCTAGGATTTAAGAGATGCCAATTAATTTTACTGAACAAACTTTTAGATCAACGTATAAGGACGATCATACAGATAGTGATAACTATTCACGTATCTTGTTCAATGCTGGTAGAGCACTGCAGGCGAGAGAACTCACTCAGATGCAAACCATCATTCAGAAAGAGATCAAAAGGTTTGCAGACAACATCTACGGAAAGGACGGTGTACCCACTAAAGCTGGTGGTGTTTCTATTAACAATGCCTACCCTTTCATTAAGATTTCTAATGACGCAAACAATTCTTTTGATGATGTCACTGCATTAGAAAACGTTATTCTTACTGGCGCAACGTCTGGTATCAAGGTTCGTATTCACAAGGCTGTCGCTTCTGAATTAAACGCAGATGGATTTACTGATCCAGATACATTGTATGTTCAGTACTTGGATGATACCAATACTATTAATCCCGCAACCGAAACCAAAACTTCTGCATCAAAGGTAACGCCTGGCGAAGTATTATCAAATGGCGGTGCGATCAATCTTACTGTTCAGACCACTAACACTATTGCAAACCCAGCAGTGGGTTATGGTAGTACTATCTCTATTGGAGCAAGTGAGTTTTATGCTCAGGGACACTTTGTCTTTGCACCAAAGCAAACTGTATTTTTGTCAAAGTATCAAAAAGACAAAAGTGCGGATATTGGATTTAAAATTGTACAAGACATCGTAACGGTTTCTGATACGGATGCTCTTTATGACAACCAAAACATAACTCCAAATCGTTCTTCGCCTGGAGCAGATCGATATCGTATACGACTTATATTAACCCGAAGACAAGACATTGAAACTGGAGATACCTTTGTTTATTTCTGTCGAGTAAGAGCTGGACTGTTAGTCCATACTATGACTTCTATTGCATCTCAAGATCAAGTAGAAACTCTTGTCAATCATCGAATCAAAGAAATTCACGGCGACTTTATTAAGAAGTACTGGAAGTTGCGGGTTTCTCCGAACGGAGACAATTCGACTTCAACTCTTCGAATGAAGGTTGAGCCTGGTATTGCCTATCTTAACGGACGCCGACTTGAAACTTTAGCGCCTTGGACACTAATCATTCCAAAGGCAACCGATACTTTTGTTGACGAAGACGAACAGATTGGCATCAACTACGGAAACTACTATTACTTTGATAGTGGAAAAGGTATGTTGGATGTTGATACTGCTGAGAGCGTCACTCTTTATGACAGTTTTGATAGTGGTGCTGGAAATATAATTGGTACTGCAAATATTCGTGCAATTACCGAAGGATATAGCCGCCGAAGAGTTGGAAAATATACTTACCAAACGAATCCTACTTATAAGGCACACCTGTTCAATATCAAGAGAACTGACTACAACTATTCTTTACAAGACGTAAAAAGAATTGAAGCTGCAAATGGTGACAAGATTCGTCTTGTTTTGTTGGATAGTGCAACTCATCCAACTCTTTTAAATAAAACCATTCTTCATGAACCAAAATCAAATGGACTGTTGACTAGAACTCCTATTGTAAGACCTAAGTCATTTACTGAAGTCGTTTATACTTTTATGAAGAAGTATGAGTTCACTGCTTCTGGAACTAGTCATACTCTTACGCTGACTGATGCTGGCGAAACCTTTGTAAACGAAAATGATATTGTTGTGTCTAGTTCAACTTCCTTTGTTGATCCTTCTGCTACTCCTTCTATCACAGGCGGAAACAAACAGATTTCTATTACAGGATTAACGAATGGTCGGCGATATGAAGTACTTTCTTTTGTATCAAAGACTAACGCAAGTGTTAAGACCAAGACTCTTACCGAAACTACTGTTTCTTCTATCATGGATTCAGACGGAAATGGTGTTCGGTATCTGAACTTTGGTAAGTCTGACATCTATAGCGTGTCACGAATAACGACAGAAGATTCGGATGGAACGGACGTATTTCCTCACTTCCTATTTGACGATGGTGGACGTGAAGGTTTTGTTGGGGATGGTCGATTAGTTTGGACTGGTGGTGGTCTTGACAGTGCAAATCAACCAGTATTTGCAAGGTTTAAGTATTTTGCTCCTTCTGTCACGGGTCAGTTCTACGCTGTAAACTCTTATGACGGTGAGGTAGACTATAACAAAATACCTGCCTTGAAAACCAATACGATTCAAGTTAACCTTAGAGACTTCCTTGACTTCCGTCCTTCGACTGACGGTTCTGGAAACTTTACTACTATACCGCCTCTTCCTGTTCCTACCGATACGGTTCAAACTAAGGCAGAGTATTACTTACCACGAAAAGATAAGTTAGTAATCACGAAGAACTCTGAACTCAAGTACCTGAAGGGAATTTCTAGTTTAAATCCCAAGTACCCAACTGTTCGTGCAGATGAAATGGATCTGTACAACATCAAGTTGAATCCAAATACCTTGAACTCTCAAGACATGAAGTATACCCTTATTCCTCGTAGGGGATACACAATGAAAGAGATTGGAGCATTAGAAGATCGTATTGATCGTCTTGAAGAAATGACTACTCTTTCTCTTCTTGAGTTGAATACAAAGTTCTTGTCTGTGTTAGACTCTAATGGTCTTGATAGAACTAAGTCTGGTTTCTTTGTTGACAGTTTCAAGGATCATAAGTTTTCGGCAGCTTCAAGTCCTGAATATAGAGCATCAATCGATAACGTTGATGGTGGTCTATTTCCAGACAAGTTAGAAGACGCTATTGACGTTTATTTCGATTCCGCAGAAGCTGCAAACACAACCACGATTAGTGGTGATTTGGTCACTCTCAACTATAATAGTTTGGTGTATCAGGCTCAAGAACTTGCTTCTAATACAGAAAACTTAGCGCCTTTCTTTGTTCCTCAAATTATAGGCGACTTAGAACTTTCTCCATCGGTAGATCGTTTCTATGATGTGGAAATTGTTGGTGAGAATGTTCTTAACGAAAGTACAGTTTTAGATCTTACGGATGCAAAAAACTGGAACAGTTCTCAAAATAGTTGGTTCGGTGTGGATCCAAGCACTTTAGAAGTCGGCGATACCAGTTCATTTTCGACAACCTTTAGTTATGATTTTCCAATTTTTGACCTTCCAGACGATAAAGATGATGATGGTTTAGGATTTGGTCATGAACAATTTAGCGGGATGTTACCACCTGTCGAGGATGCCTACTACTGGTATGAAGATGGAAGTACTGTCTCTGTATCAGCGGGTGGTACTACCGTTGCAACCAAAGGGGGTACAACTGGATTCTTACGAACAGCTATTGATGCCGCCAGTGATGGAATTTCCGCTTTAACCGATAATTCTGGTGATGGTGGATCTTGGTATTCAACATCTTCTAATTCTATAGATTTTGACTTTGGTGGACTAGCAGATCTTTGGCCAGTATATGAACTCGGAAACACTTCAGTTGATAAAAGTTCTATTAAAGATGTTTTTATTGATCTTATAAACGAGTTTGAAAATGGCGGAAGTAGTGGTAATGATGATAGAAACCATGTTACACGCACTACAACTACAGTTAACCGTGTTGCCAGTGAATCTACTATACGAGACGTTATTGGAACAAACGTTGTTCAAACCATTGTCCTTCCTTGGATGCGTTCTAGAAAAGTATTGTTCAAGGCGACTGGTTTACGTCCAAACACTCAATACTTCCCATTCTTTGACAATGTGAATGTAAGTAATTTCTGTAGAGAAGAAACTTTCAAGGACGTTAATACCCTTAACACTCAAGAAGCTGCAGGAAACAATGACCAAAACGGTGCTGCTTCGATAACTAATGAACACAGTGAAGGAAAGTCCAACTTAATCGCTGATAACGATGGTGTTGTTGAAGGTTCTTTCGAAATACCAAATAACAATGTGATGCGATTCGCTACTGGCATAAAAGAATTTATATTGTTAGATACTAACGCAAGAGATCTTGGTCGTTCTCTTTCTTTTGCGAGAGGAATGTATGAAGCATCTGGACAACTGACTAAAAAGACTCAGGATGTTACTTATACAAGAACTCTAAAAATTATTGGTACAGAAAGTACAACTTCTAGTGGAGGTAATCAAACTGGTGGATCTTCTGGAGGCGGCGGAATTAGTTTCTATCCCTCTTATGATGAAGATGGTAATGTCATTCTTTCTAGTTCCAGTAAAGAATCACAACAAATATCAGCGTTGTCAACCGACACCACTGACAACAGGGAGTACACAACTGCCGATGATAGGTTCAGATATGTTGATGCAAGCGCAACAACTTATGTAGAAGATCATAGTTCTGATACTGACACTCCAGCCGGAGGAAACTCAAGTACAGAGAAAGATACTGCCGATGTAACTCAGACCGCACCCGCTGAAGGGGACGTTGCAGAGTCTTTGAGTTATATTATTGGTAGGGCAATGTCTTCATTCAATGGTGACGATACTGGTAGGGTTTATTATGATCCAGTAGCACAAACCTTTGAGGTTCCAGAACAAGAAGGTCGATTCGTGACTTCTATTGAAGTGTTCTTTGCTAGTAAAGGTGAAGCTGGTGTGCGAATGGAACTTCGTCCAACAGTGAACGGTGTTCCACACTCTAGTCTTGCAATAGCTACAGTTCGTTTGAGTGCATCTCAGGTGAATCTGGTTCCTTCTGGATCTAACAACAAGACTATGTTGCAAAACGGAACAACATTTACTTTCCGTGAACCTGTTTACCTTTCGGGTGGAACAGACTATGCAATCGTACTGATTCCAGAAAGAAACGATCCTAACTACAACGTTTATGTTGCGACTGTTGGAGAAAATCAACTTAACTCAAATGAAGCGTTCATTGCACAACAACCTACTTTGGGTTCTTTCTTCAAGTCTCAGAACAGTAGAACTTGGGAACCTGCCAGCAATGTTGACTTGGCTTATCGAATCAAGATTGCTAAATTTGCAAGTGCGGGTAGGGCATATCTCCACAATGTTAACCTTCCACCTAAATCACTTCATAAAGATCCTTTCGTAGTAGACTCTGGATCTAATGTTGTTCGTGTTATGATGCGTGGACATGGTTTACGAACAGGTGATAAAGCTTGGATTCGTGGAATCGATTCCGCTACTAACTTTGGTAATGGGTTGACTGGTGCATCTGTTGTTGGTGTACGTACAGTTGTTGGTTACGACAACACTAGTTACACTTTCCTTGCAGATGATAGTGCTACTTCACGTAAATGGTTTGGAGGAACAAGTGTTACTTCCTCAAGAAACCTTAACTTCGAAGCGATTCGTCCAGAGTTGGATATAACCACCTTTGATGATACTGTCGTTACGGTTAACGCTAAGACAACATCTCAACAGGCTTTGGCTGGTGCTCAAACACGTTATGTGAAAGACACCAACTACTCTATCATAGAGAACAATAAGAGAAACTATTTCTCTCAACCAAAGGCAATTTACAACCGAAGAAACGAAGTGGCGTCTCTTAGTGGAAACAGGTCACTTGATTTTGAAGTTGTGTTACGAAGTGCTAACCCATACATCTCTCCAGTGATAAACATTGGTGAGTCTACGGTTAACACATTCCATTATATGATTTCCAGACAGAATAGTGTATCTTCTACTGGTTTCCATGCACCTTTGACCTACATTCCAGAAACTAACTTTAAGTATGGAACGGAATCAGCAAAGCATGTTACTCGGGAAGTTACATTAGCAACTGACGCTGTTGGTTTGAAAATAATGTTGGCGGCAAACCGTCCTCCAGAAGCAGACTTCCAGTTGTACTATCGAACCGCACAAGAGGGTGATCCTTTGAATAGAAAGGGTTGGACGATAGTTACTCCTCAGACAAGTCCCTCCCCGAATACTAACGTTAATATATTCTCTGAATATCGTTATCTGATCGGTGGAGATGGAGGAGCGCTAGAACCGTTCACGAAGTTCCAGTTGAAGATTGTTATGAGATCAACAAACTCAGCAAGAGTTCCAAGTTTCCGTGACTTGAGGGTAATTGCACTGGCGATATAATATGGATTTGAAAAAGTTACAACCTGTGAAAGATGAACCCGATCTGGCGAGAGATCCAGATACGGGTGCTATTTTGTTTATAAATAGAGATGAAGTGAATAAGTTACGTGAACAAAAACGTATTCGTCAAATGAAAAACCAACAAGAAAAAAATCTGAAAGACAAGGTAGATAGTCTTGAGAAAGACATGAGTGATATCAAATCCTTACTTTCCCAAATAGTAGAGAAACTATAGATGGCCAGACCGTTTACAAATCTAAGTGATTCTTTTAAGATTCTAAGAGACAATTTAAACACTGTTTCATATAACATTGGTGATCCTGCCAGTCTAACCACCTATGGTGATAGTGATGTTGTTCAGGCAATCAATGAAATTGAAAATGTCTTTGATGCATCTTCTGGTGAGATTTTATATCCTACTGGAGCTACAGGCGAAACTCAAGCTCGACTTCTGATTAGTACAAATCAAAACTCTGGTACCGACATCCAGCTAGATGCAGGTAATGATGTCAAGGTATCTACTAACAACGATTTCTTTGTAGATGCAACCAATGATATCATATTGGATGCTGGTGGGTCAAGTGATATCTACTTCAAGAATGACAGTTCTACTCGTATCCAATGGAGTCTAGATGCAACTCCATCGATGGAGATTACGGGTGACTTCGATATCAATGCGACTTCGCATTGCAAGATAGACGCTGAAGATGAGATCTTCCTTGACACCAATTTTGGCACAATCAAGATGCAAAAGAATGGTGGTGATGCTATCACTTATAATTTGACTGGTAGTGGTCAGAGTATGACATCAACAGGCAGTTTGTCTGTATATTCTACTGGTAATGTATTGCTCGATGCAACAGGTGATATTACACTTGATGCAGACGGCAACGACATCGTATTTAAGAACGGTGCGGGTCTTGATACTGTAACTCACACTCTTGCAGACAATGCTGATTACTCAGTAACATATCCTAGTAATGTAACACATACGCAAAGTGCTGGTAGTTTGACATTTGATATTCCTGGCGATATTATCCTTGATGCCGATGGTGACAATGTTATCTTTAAGAATGGTTCTGCTGAATACGGTAAACTCACTAATAATGCTGGCAATCTAGAGATATACGGCGGTGGTGTTGCTTCAGCAAACCTTGGATTCACACTGAGTGATAACAACATCTCTGTTTCTAATCCACTGAGTCTAGATTCTTCCCTTGGAACTTCTAGTCAAACAGTTGCTGGATCTTTGAATGAAATTCACACCGAACTAGATTCTGCGGTAGGTGAAATAGAAACAGTAAAAGATACAGTTGAAACCAATATTGTCAATATTGCAAACTTAGATACCAGAGTAGGTCAACTATCTGATTTGGATAGTTTAACTGCTGGAGGTTTCTTCGACAGTGCAGGAACAAACGGTAACGTAATAAAAGCGTTAAATGAATTAGCAAGAAGAGCTGTCTTGATATACGATGAGAGCGGTACTCTTCTGAACTAAAGGAAGACAGATGTCCAATAATAAGGCATTACCGTTAAA